CCGCCCTACATCACCTGCCTCCGTCTCATCGCCATCGCCGATGAGCACTGGGTCGCCATCGACGGTGACGCAGCTACCAGTGGAGGCACGGACCTCATTCGGCTAGAGCCGGACCGCTTCTTCAACGCCGTCCAGTGGTGGGCGATGCAGCGCGTGAAGGACGTGGACAAGTTCCTGGCCGACCTCGAACGCCCGCTGGCTCCCGTCCCCGGCAAGGCGCGGGTGGTGACCGAGGCGGAGCTCGAACAGGACGGCGCCAACTTCATGGCGTTCGCCAAGGCGATGGGCATCGCCCCGCCCCGGCCTCGTTCCCCTGCCAGGCCGGATGCTGTCGTAACCTCGGCGCCAGCCTCGTGACGTAGGGAGATCCGGTGGCAGGTCGCAACGTCGGCAGCATCGAAGTCACCGTCGATGCCAACACCTCCAAGCTGCGGGCGAAGCTGGTCAAGGACGCCACGTCGGCGGGACGTCAGGCGGCCAACGCGCTGGAGCGTGAGCTGCGCGACATCGACGCCGAGCTGAGCCTCAACAGCACCAGCGCGCGCGCCGAGCTGCGGAAGTTCCAGGAGGCCGCGAACCGCATCGGTGCCGAGATCGAGCTGGGACTGAGCGACAAGTCGAAGTCCGAGTTGAAGGCGCAGCTCGCCGCCATCGACGAGCAGATCGACGACATCGACGCCGTTGTCGGCATCGAGCTGTCACCGGGCGCACGGTCGCAGCTCGAAGCGCAGCTCAAGGAGTTGCAGAAGACCGCCGAGCAGTTCAGCGAGATCAAGCTCCAGGCCAGCCTCACCGGCCAGGCCAACATCAACGCGGCGCTGAAGCAGATCGAGGAGCAGGTCCGCACGATCGAGTTCCGCCTCGACGCCGACCCCGCGGCCTTGCAGGCGAAGCTCGCCGAGCTGTCCTCGAAGAAGGAGGACATCGAGTTCCAGCTCCGGATCGACGAGAAGTCGCGGGCGATCATGGAGGCGCAGCTCCAGCGCATCGGGATCGAAGACCGCACGATCGAGATGCGGGCGATCCTCGACGAGAAGCAGGCGCTGGCCCAGCTCCGCGCGTTGCAGAACGTCCAGATCGACCTCGGCCTCAGCACCGATCAGGCGACCGCCCTGTACGAGTCGTGGAAGGAGCGACTGGAGGCCCAGAAGGTCGAGGCCAGGATCACCGGTGACTTCACCGACTTCAACCTGAGCATCCGCGAGCTGAAGGCGAAGCTCGCGCTAGAGCAGTTCGAGGCGAAGATCGACGCCGACGTGGCGGGGGCGCTGGCGAGCGTCCAGATCCTCGAAGAGGCCATCGCCAACGACGACTTCTCGATCCCGGTCGACGCCGATCTGACCAAGGCGCGCGCCGCGATCACGTTGTTCCGCGAGATCCAGCAGCACAACGACATCGAGCTGCCGGTGGACATCGACGTCGATGCGCTGGACGCCGCGCTGGCCCGGATGGAGGCGACGGCGGCGGCTGGCGGCGACAAGGCGGGCAGTGCCTTCGGCACGTCGTTCGGCGGCGGAGCGAACAAGGGCTTCTCGCTCATCCCCGGCCAGATCGCGCAGTGGGCGCCGCTCATCGGCATCGCCCTGGGTCCCGCCGTGCAGGTGCTGGAGGGTGCGCTCGGCGGTGCCATCCAGGTGGTGTCGTCGGCCTTCTCAGCGCTGGGTGGAGCGGCCGGAGCCGCGGCTCCGATCGTCGCCGGGCTCGGTGCCGTGATGGGCGCGGTCGTCATCGGCTCGCTCGGCATGGGCAAGGCGATCAAGGCCAGCTCCGAAGCCTTCACCGAGATGGAGGACACGGGCACCGTCAGCGAGGCGACCTTGAAGAAGGTCGACAAGGCGATGCGCCAACTGACCCCCGCAGCGCGCGGCGTGGCGCAGGAGATCGCCGCGATGCTCCCGCAGTTCCGGGATCTCCAGAACATCGTGTCCTCCCACCTCTTCGCGGGGATGGGGGCCGAGCTGCACGCGCTCAGCGCGGAGACGATCCCCGACATCGCCGCCTCGCTGGTGCTGGCGGGCGACAGCGCCAACCGATTCGGCAAGCAGATGCTGGACGCGATCCGCGGCATCGACTTCACCGGCACCTTCGCTGCCATCCAGCCCGCGATCGACTCGCTCGGGCGGGCCATCGCCAACGTCGTGCGGGCCATCGAGCCCTTCCTGAAGGCGGCAGCTCCGGCAGCCCGGGAACTGGCGTCATGGATCGAGGACGCATCCAAGTCGTTCCTCAACATGGTCCGCGCCGGGGCCGGGAGCGGCGCCATCACCAAGTTCCTGCTGGAGGGCGTCGAGAGCCTGAAGGACTGGGCGCGGCTGGTCGGCGCGGTCGGGGATGCCCTGTTCACCTTGTTCCAGGCGGGCAAGTCCGGCGGCGACGGCATGGTCAAGTCGCTGACCGACATCGTTAACAAGTTCGACGCCTGGATGGAGTCGGCCAAGGGTCAGAGGGCTCTCACGGACTTCTTCGCCACCAGCCGTCAGCTCCTCAGTGACCTGGTCCCGCTCTTCAAGGGCGTGGCGGACGGCATCGGCAGCATCGTGTCGCCAGCCGCAGGGGGCAGTTTCCGGCAGCTCACCACCGGGCTCGGCGACGTCGCGCGGGTGGCGGGCGAGCTGATCAACGTGTTCAACCGCATGAACATCACGGGGACCGTGGTGTCGGCGTTCGCAGCCTTCGCCCGCGCCCTGGAGCCGATCATCCCGGCGCTGGATCAGGTGGCCGATGCGATCGCCATCAACCTGGCCTCGGCAGTGCGGCTGCTCAACCCGCTGATCTCGGGACTGGCGAGCGTCATCGGCTTCGTGGCCGACGCCTTCAACTCGCTGTCCGGCCCAGTGCAGACCGTCGTCCTCGTGCTCGGCACCTTGATCGCCCTGGGGCCGAAGATCGGCAGCGGGCTGAGCAGCATCGGCACCGCCTTCACGTCGCTGAAGACGAACATCGACCTCATCCCCACCTCCGCGGGGCTGGCGCGGCTGGCGCTGTCGGAGATCGGCACCGGCATCAAGAACCTCGACTTCTCGGCCATCGGCGCGGGCGTGAAGAACCTCGGTGAGTCGGTCAGTCAGTTGGCGAAGGGGGTCGGCGCGGCGTCGGGCGTGGCGATGGCGTCGGCCCTCGGCATCGCCTTCGGCATCCAGTTGGCCGTCGAGTCCGACAACATCGCCGGGAAGATCCAGGGGATCGGGACGATCATCGCGTCGACCTTCGCTGCCTTCGCGGCGGGAGGACCCATCCTGGCTGGCATCTCGCTGGCTCTCGGCGGCGTCACCGCGCTGTTCCAGGCCAGCGCGAACGAGGCGAAGAAGGCCAAGGCCGAGGTCGACGAGTACGTCAACGCGATCGGCGGCATCGGCCCCGCCTTCAACAAGATCAACTTCGTCAAGGAGGTCCTCACCAACCTCCAGGACGAGCAGGAGTCGACCCGTCAGGGCTTCCTGAAGATGGGCGTCTCCATCGGCGACTGGGCCGCGAACCTCGCCAACGGTGGCAACGCAGCATCCGCCATGATCACGATGCTGGACAAGATCGGCCCCGCCGGGCAGGAGGTGGCGAAGGGGCTGAAGGACGGCTCCGTCTCGGCGTTGGACTTCAACAACGTCCTCCAGATCGTGGCCGCGGGCGGGACCGGCACGAACGAGGCGCTCGGCCTCACCACCGAGAACATGCACGCCATGATCGACGCCTTCGGGGCGGCGGGCGTCTCCGGTGACCAGGTCGTCGAGATGTTCGACTTCCTGAGCGACGAGGGCAGTGAGACCAGCAAGGCGATGGCTGAGCTGGTGCTCCGCAACAAGGAGGCCGGGTCAGCCCTCGAAGACCTGAGCAACAACGGCGACAAGGCCGCCGATGGCCTCGACGCCACCGCCGACGCCAGCGCCAAGGCTGCCGAGCAACTGGTCAAGCTGAACACAGAACTCTCCAACGCCGATGGGAAGGCGAAGGCCACAGCCGAGGGGTTCGACTCGATCACGGACGCCGTGTTCGGCATCGCCGGTCCGATGAGCACCGTGGAACGGTCGATGGCTGGGGTCGGCAAGGCAGCCGACGCGGCGGCCGAGGCTTCGGACGCGATGGGCAAGGCCCTCGACACGCTGATCAGCCCGGCGCTGGATGCCGAGGGGGCGCTGTCGGGCTACCGCGCCGCTGTCGATGACCTCGCCACGTCGCTGAAGGACAACGGCACCTCGCTCGACCTCAACACCGAGAAGGGCCGCGCCAACCGGGAGCAGATCCGCACCAACATCGAGGCGATCGAGGCATACGGGAAGGCGGCGATCGCGGGCGGTGACGACCAGGCTCACGTCACGCAGTCGATGGAGGACATGCGAGCCGAGCTGGTCAATCAGGTCGCTGCGTTCACCGGCAGCACGGAAGCGGCTGAGGCATACGTCAACCAGCTCGGACTGACCCCGGAGAACATCAGCACCGTCGTCAACACACCAGGGCTCCTGGAAGCCTCGCAGACGATCCTCTCCTACGACAACGACCTCGACGGCATCGACGATCGCGTCGACACCGAGTTCTCGGCCACCAACCTCGAAGTGGTCAAGTCGAAGCTCGCCGAGTACGGCGTCGACCTCAGCGGCATCCCTGACGACGTGCTGACCAAGTTCCTCCAGGAGAACTGGCAGGCCGTCCACGATGCGGCGACGGGCTTGGCGACCGATGCTCAGACGGTCACCGACACGCCTGCCGTGGTGACGGCGACGTCGGAGGGCTTCCCTGGGGTGACTGATCAGATCGCGGGGGTCGCCAACGGCATGTTCGGCATCGACAGCACCCCGGCCACGGCGACCGTCAACGCCGAGGGCATCGAGCAGACCAACACCGGCATCGAGGGCGTCGACTCGAACATGAAGGACCTCGACGGCAAGACGGCCAAGCCGCAGGTCGAGCTGACCAACAACCTCATCGTGCTGGCCGTGATCGCGACCATCGCAGACCAGGTGAAGAAGCTCGGCGCGATGAAGGCGGCACCCGACGTGACGGTCCCCAACTTCGGCCTGGTGGTCGGCCAGACCGCCGTGATGATCGCGCTGCTCAACTCGCTCAACACGACGACGGCCAAGCCGCAGGTGTCGGTGCCCGGCTACGGGACCGTCGCCGGTCAGCTCGCTGCGCTCCTCGCGCTGGTCATCACGCTCGACAACTCCAGCGCCTCGGTGAGCGTGTCGACGCCGGGCCTCAGCACGGCGATCAACGACTTCCGTACGTTGCAGAACCTGCTCAACTCGATCAACGGGAAGGTCGTCACGACGACGACGAAGAACATCACGCAGAACATCACCCAGACCATCGGAGGAGGCATGGCGGGCATGATGATCAACGGTCCGCAGACGCTGAACGTCGGTGAGCGTGGGCTGCGCGAGGCGCTGATCCCGCTCGACTTGCCGCTCAGTCGCGTCGACCCATCGGTGCGGGCGATGGCCGAGGCGCTGCGCGGAGGTGGTGGCGGTGTCCCCGCGGCTGGCAGCATCGGACGCCAGGTGAACGTCTACAACTCGATCGAGGTCAACTCCACGTCCGCCGACCCCGTGGCGGTCGCCACGCAGGTCGTCAACCGCGCTGCGGCGATGGCGAACTGACATGTACGTCGGCTACATCAGCATCGGCTCCGACGATCCGTTCGCGTCGCCACCACTGAACGCCACTGAGGTCGTGAACAACCCTCGGGCCTACGCCTATGCGAACTGGGCCGGGCTCGACTGGCTCGTCCCTTGCGACGACTGCGACGGCGTAATCGACGTGACCTCGGAGGGCAGGGGCTACCTCTCACCGATCACCGACCCAGCCCCGTGGTACGACCCGGACAACCCCGACTCGTGGGCCTTCCTCGGCGTCGCCGGGATGGAGGTGACGGGAGCCTCCGACTCCACCCGCCAGTCCAACGTCTCGATGAGCCTGTCCGGCATCGGCGTGATGGGACCCATCTACATGGGCCCGCGCACGATGGTCGTGCGGGCGCTCGTCGTCGCCACCGACGACTGTGGCCTGGAGTTCGGCCTCCTGTGGCTGCGGCGCCAGTACACCCTCGTCGTCAACCCGTGCGGTGGTGACCCGCTGACGTTCTTCGACTGCTGCCCGTGCCTGTGTGAGGACGACACCAGCGGTGGTCCGTGCTGGGCGACCAACTACACCGAGCTGAGCGACGGGCCGGTCTGCGAGCCAGACTTCTGGCCGACCACCTACGCCGAGCTCATCGTCGGGCCACCGGCGGAAGACGAAGCGTGGTGCGACTGGCCCGACGTCTACCGCCAGCTCCGCACCGGTCCGCCGCCCTGGTCGTGCTGCATCGACCAGTGCTTGGTCCCGTACATGCGCCAGTTCCACAACGCTCGCGTCACCACCGGGCCGACCGTGTTGCGTCGCCCGGCGATGTCGTGCGGCTCGCTGGCCGAGGTCGAGTTCACGCTCGTCGCTGCGGACCCGGCACCGCACACGATGCCGTTCCTATCGGTGCGGGAGTGGATGGGCGGCCTCCCCGACGACATCCTCATCGACGAGCCGGAGCTGGTGGCTGCCTGATGGCGCAGTGGAAGCGCGCCCGACTGGTCGTCACCGGCGACACACGCGGCGTGTTCCTGGGCGGCGTCATGCCGACGATCACGCTGCGTCCGAGCGCCGACACGGGCAAGCTGCGGATCGGTCTGTGGGTCGTCAACGAGCGTCTGGCGGGCTGGCTCGTGCCCTTCCTCCCGGCGAACATGGTCTTCACCATCCGCCAGGGCCGCGCCTCGGGCTACGTCGACGGAGTGCTCCAGGACCTGCCCGGTCAGCTCCTCGACTGGGACGGCGCCCGCTGGCCCGCTCGCAACCAACTGATGCCCCACGGCTCGTTCGTGCTCTCGCTCGACCAGGAGCCCACCAAGGCGATCCCAGTGCTGGTCGACGTCAGCGTCGAAGCCGTGGAGCTCTGATGCCGTTCTTCTGCGGGCGACACCGCGCCTTCATCTACGAGCGTGGCGGCGTCAACCTCATCGCGGAGATCGAGCCCCTCACGGCCGTGCGCTGGCAGCGGATCCGTGACGACGTGTCGACGGCCGAGATTCGCGTGCCGACCCACTACTGCTGCGAGATCCTCGGTGACCTCCGCACGGTGAAGCACGAGCTCCACCTGTACCGCAACGACCTACCGGTGTGGGAGGGGCCGATCACCCGCATCGAATACGAGTTCGAGCAGGCCAGCATCTTCGCCGCCGACGTCCTGTGGCAGGCGACGCGCACGGTGCTGAACGAGGGATACAACCAGGCGTACCCGAACATCGGCAACGCCATCGACCGCATGGACTGGCTGATGCGGGACAAGACCTTCGAGCTGTACGGAGATCCGTGGAACGTGGCGACCGCCGGGCACCTCCATCCGCTGCATCACGCCGGTGATCCGAAGACCGCCCGCGTCGTCAACGCCTGGCAGTTCTACACCTGGGAGGACTTCGACAAGTACGCCGAGGACTACGGCACCGACTACACGGTGGTCGGTCGCGACATCTACTACTTCGACCTCAACCTGGCCTGGAAGATCATCCCGCCGCTCGACGAGAACTACCTCAGCCAGTTCCCGCGCATCGTCGAGTACGGGAACCAGGCGGCGACGCGCGGGGTGGTCACCAACGGTCACGGCTACGCCGGGGTGTCCGAGTTCCCGGCGCCCGCCCTGATCGACGAGTGGGGTCACATCGACTGGCTGGTCACCAACGAGAGCGACGGCCAGCTCGACAACGTCCCCACGCCGGAGGAGATCGCGACGTGGGAGGCGACGGCGGCGCGCAACATCAACGATCGCGTCCCACCACCCGTCGCCATCGTCATCCCCGCCAACACGACGCTCCTGCCCGGCGGTCCGTGGTTGATCGAGGACCTCGTGCCCGGCGCCTGGTTCCAGGCCGACGTGACTCGCCTGTGCCGCTCGGTGTCGGAGTACCAGCGCATCCACGAGGTCGTCGTGACCGAGCAAGCTCCTGACGGTGAGACGGTGCAGTTCAGCGCGGTCAGTGCACCGGCCTCGATGGTGATGCCGGAGGACCCCTGATGGCGAAGATCCCCGGTGACCGTGAGAGCCTCCCGGCGTACCTGCGTGACCTCGACACGCGCCTGACGCGCCAGGAGCGCCACGTCCACAACGGGCTCGGCTCAGGTGGCGGGCCGATCGGCCCTCCTGGTCCCACGGGTCCTATGGGACCGACAGGCCCACCGGGGACCGGAGCCACCGGCCCCACCGGACCAGTGGGCGGAACGGGCGTCGCTGGACCGACTGGTCCGACCGGACCGAACGGCGCGACCGGAGCGACCGGCTCACCTGGTCTGACAGGACCCACGGGTCCTGCCGGTCCGACCGGCGCCACCGGCGCGACGGGCGCGACCGGAGCGACTGGCCCGGCTGGCTCGACGCCGCAATCCGTCGTCGCGGCGACGACCGGCAACATCACGCTGTCGGGACTTCAGACCATCGACGGTGTCGCCGTCACGGCGGGCCAGCGCGTGCTGGTCAAGAGCCAGACCGACTGGCGACAGCACGGCATCTACATCGCCGCCGCAGGAGCATGGACGCGCGCTCCTGACATGGACGCCAACGGCGAGATCGCCGGGACCGTCACCTACGTCCAGGGCGGGACGCTCAACCACAACACGACGTGGGGCGTGGCCACCCCGACCCTCACCGACACCGGCTTCGTGCTCGGCACCAACGACATCACCTGGGCACGCATCGGCGCCCAGCCTCCGGCGTACGTCGGTCCGTGGCGCACCGGCGCCGCTGCTGTGGACATCAACACGGCGCAGTTCGGCAACGTCCTGGCCGGGATGCTGCGGGAGGGAATGCACGTCGACGCCTCGGGCTTCGTGCGGTTCTACAGCCGTACCGGCGTCGTGGCGGGTGGGTCCCAGATCCAGTTCCACGAGGTCGCTCCCGACCACGTGACGACGCAGTGGATCGCGTCGCTCATCAACAGCCGGTTGCAGGTCGGCGACATCTGCATCGGCAACCAGCCCAACCACAATCTGTGGGGCGTCTGGATCGCCTCGTCGGAGAGTGCCGGGACCTACATGATGTTGCGCGGCAGCGGCGGCGAGCTGTTCCTGAACGCGGGGTCGGGGCAGATCATCGGGCTCCGCCACGGCAACGCCTCGATGATGGATGTCAGCCCTGGCCTCGTGGCGGCCAGCGGGAGATTCCAGACCGGCTTCAACTCTCCAGACACGGTCTGGCCCAACGCTCAGTTCTTGGGCATCCCAGCCGTTGGCGGTCAGCAGTGCCGGATCGCCCTCCAGTCGCCAGGGGTCGCGCCACAGATGCGCTCCTACGCCCCCGAGGGCGAGATCATCTCGGTGATCAACAACCTGGCGAGCGCCTTCACCGTGATCCAGGCGTCGGCGTTCAGTGTCGCTTCGTCCAGGACCATCAAGCGCGGCGTGCGCTCACTGCGCGACAGCGAGCGTGCCGCCGTCCATCACGACGTCCGCGCCGACGTCGTGCCCGAGCCAGAGATCATGTCCCTGCGCCCGGTGGCCTTCCGCCCCAAGGTCCCAGCGCTGCGGATCGTCCCAACCGAAGGCGAGAGCTACACCGCCGACGACCCGGACTCGTGGCGGTCCGAGCCACAGGTGGGCATCCTCGGCCACGAGGGCACCCGCGAACGCCTCGGCCTCATCGCTGAGGAAGTTGAGACGGTGATCCCCTCCGCCGTCATCCACAACCAGGACGGCGACACGTTGAGCATCGACTACGCGCAGGTCACCGTCGCCCTGCTCGATCATGTGCAAGAGCTGACCCGCACCGTGGAGACGTTGCGATACCGCCTCGCAGAACTTGAAGGAGAATCATGAGCGCATCCTCGATCAACCGAGCCGCCAACGACGCGCAGCTCCAAGCCCGCGTCATCGCGATGGCGCAGCGGGAGATCATCTTCAACGCCGACCTCGCCGCGACGACCTTCGGGCGCCAGCTCGCCACCGGGATGATCCAGGTGCAGCCGCTGATGTGGCCCGTCGCCGTGGACAACGAGGCTGCGTACGAGTCGGCTGAGCTGGCTGGGCGAGGCGCTCCTGGCCACGACGTCGACATCATCACCGACGCCAACATCACCGCCTCGCTCGTCACCCACTGGCCGTACGCGTCCGGCGAGGGTCCGAACGCTGAGCCAGCAGCGTGACCATCACTACAGTTCGAGCGGCGAGGAGGGACGATGCCTGCTGACACCACCTGTCGCGACTATCCGTACCCGGTAGACGGCGACCCGATCGACGTCGCTGGCGACATCAAGCGCCTGGCCGACGCCGTTGACGCAGACGTGTGCGCCATCGCTGGTCAGCTCGGTGCTGGCGTACCGATCGGCACCCTGCTCATCTCCGCGCTGGTGACCGAGCCGATCGGGTTCGTCTTCTGTCGCGGCCAGGCGCTCGATCGCACGACCTACGCCGCACTGTTCGCAGCGATCGGCACTCGCTACGGAGCAGGGAACGGCACGTCGACCTTCAACGTGCCGAACATGCAGGCCACGCTCCCGGTCGGCTTCAACACCAACGTCAACCCCCCGGCGGGCGTCACCACCGCCTTCAGCACCGCGCTCGGTGAGCGCGGTGGCTCGACGAACGCCACGCTGCCGAGCCACCAGCACGCGGGCACCGATCACCTCCACGGCATCAATCAGTTCACCGGTCCCGAGAACGCGGCTCACAGCCACAACATCAACATGGGCGAGGTTTACCGGTACAACCCGTTCGTGCCGGTCGGCTACCACGCCGGAGGCTCGCCGGGCGACGGTTCGCCGTTCGACATCCTCAACACCAACGGCCTCGCCACCGCTGGCGAGAACCAGAACCACGTCCACGCGATGAACGCAGCGACCGACGCCGCCGACCGCAACCTGGCGACCGGCTTCACCGGCGTCAGCCCGAACGGGGCGAACTACCCGCCGTGCCAGTCGTTCAACTACATCATCAAGGCGGTGAGTGGCTGATGGCTCGGTGCCGGTGCGCTTCAGAGAACTGCACCTGCCAGCTCCGCGGTGGACCTGGCGTCGCCATCGCTGGCTCGGGTGCGGTGAGCAATCCGTGGGTGATCAGCTTCACGCCGAACGCGCAGGGCACCCTGACGACGAACGACTCGCCATCCGTCAACCTCCAGCGCGTCGGCGGGGGCACGCAGCAGGACCCGTTCATCCTCATCGCCCACGCTCAGATCGACCCGCTGATCGACTTCGTGGACACGGCCGAGGTCGACTTCACGGTCACCGGCAACGGCACCGAGGCCAGTCCGTTCGTCGTGTCGGCGGTCATCCCGACGATGGACCTCATCGCCACCGCGGTCACCGGCGACGTGATGACGATGGATTCGGACGGCATCTGGCGACCGGCGCCCGCCAACGTCGTCGACGAGGCCGTGATCGTGACCGCGGGCGGACTCAGCGGCGACGGTTCGATCGCCGCGCCGCTGCGCGTCGACCTGTGCACCTACGGTGACCTCCGTGCAGCATGTGCGCCTTAAACTCTCTGCGTGATCCCATGCACTGAGTGGCCGGGGGCCAGGACCAAGGCTGGCTACGGGCGCAAGTCCGTCACCATCGACGGCAAGAGGAAGGTGCGTGTCGCGCACCGCTGGGTGTGGGAGCAGGCGAACGGTCCGATCCCACCCGGCAAGATCCTCATGCACTCATGCGACAACCCACCGTGCATCGAGCTGCGACACCTCACGCTGGCGACGCAGGCCAAGAACATCGAGGACATGATCGCCAAGGGACGCCAGCGATCAGCACCCGGCGAGCGCAACGCTCGCGCCAAGCTGACCGAGGGCGACGTGCGCGTCATCCGCCAGCGGCGCGCCGCGGGCGAGGTGCTGCGCACGATCGCTGCCGACTACGGCATCACGATGGCGAGCGTCTGCTCTATCGCCCGGCGTCAGACCTGGACGCACGTCGCCGACTTGAAGGCGGCCTGCGCTCCCTAGTCCGGCGGTCCCGAACCCTGCGCGATGCCGATGTGGTGCGAGATGTAGTTGGGTGGGACCGAAGCGATCGAGGTGTAGCCCTCCAGCGTCATGCACTGGTTGGTCACCTCTTCGTAGGTCAGGCCCTGGTAGTCCGGTCCGTTCATCTTGTTCCACGCCAGCGGGCTCCCGCTGCCCTCCCACACGTCGTAGAGCTGCTCGGCCGGTGGGTCGACCGGGATTGGATCGACCGGGTCTAGCGGCACATCGGGCGCCACCGGCGGGACGTGGTCTTCGGGCCACGGATCATCTGGTGGAGCGGGCTCCGGGACGTAGTTGCCGTCTGGCGGCGGGCCGTCATCGCTCATGTGCTGAACGTACAGGTCTACGCTCCGTCCTATGAGCGACGAGTCGTTCGGTGACTGGGAGGCAGACGATTCCCTCGACACGGAACCGCTGGATGGTGAGCAGGTCGCTCGCAGAGTGCACGAGGACCGGGCCTACCTGAGCGAGCTGGCCGGTGATGAGCTCGCTGCCTTCGATGCGCTCAGCGACGACGAAGAGGGCCTGGCCGTCGCGCTCGGTGATCGCCTCGTCGAGATGCTGACGCGCGATCCGAACAGCGCGCCGTGGGAGTTCCACGAGGCGGTGGCGTTCTTCTCCGGCGAGCCGGAATGGGAAGCGCTCAGCCCCGGAGCTCGCGAGGTCGCCGTGGGACTCATCGACGACATCCTCGACTGGGCCAGCCGACAAGGAGCTCTGTCCTGATGGCGGGCATCTACTACGACTTCGCCTCGATCCTCAGCAACGCCGGATGCAAGGTCGGGGTCAACTCGATCAACGCCGGGTGGGAGCGTCGAGCCCGCAGCTCTGGCGGCTTCCCCTCGCCGCCGTTGGCGGTCTGGTGGCATCACACGGCCAGCAAGACGGCGGTCAACAACGACCTCCAATGGCAGTGCCACTCGTGCCCGGACAAGCCGGTCGGCAACATGCTGCTCGACCGCACCGGGACGTTCTGGCCGGTCGCTGGCGGAGCGAGCAACTGCGCCGGGAAGGGCGGTCCTGCCTCCTTCTCACGCGGCACCGTCCCGGCGGACTCGGGCAACACCCGCGGCTTCCAGATCGAGTGCGCCAACAACGGTGTTGGTGAGGTGTATCCACAGGCTCAGATCGACGCCTTCTTCCGCGCGTCCAACGCGCTCAACGCCTTCGTCGGCAACCGACCGAGCGACGTGATCTCCCACAACGTGTGGGCCCCGTCGCGCAAGATCGACCCTGCTCGCAACACATCCGTGCAGGGACCGTGGGTGCCGCGCAGCACGAACAGCTCGGGCACCTGGAACCTCGACGACATCCGCAACGAGTGCGGGCGTCGTGCAGGCGCCAGTCCTGGCCCCGGTCCTGGACCCGGACCCCAACCACCGGATGGAGATGACGACATGAAGGCACAGGTCATCAAGGGCGACGGCAGCGACAGCTACTGGGCCTGGGATGGTGTACGGATCGGCGGCATCCCGAGTCTGGAGTGGGTGTCGTGGGGCTTCGAGGCTGGTCTGTATCAGAACACCGAACCAGTGCTCTACCCACAGGGCTTCATCGACCAGCTCGTCGCAACGCAGAGCGGGTGAGCGATGTTCGCGGTCGACGACGGCCTCACCAGCGGCAACTTCAATGTCGCCGACGTCTTCTTCCTGATCGGAGCGATCCTCGGGGTGATCGCCGCCGTCCTGTCCATCCCACGCACCACAGCGACACCAGCTCATGCGTGGTCGAGCGTGGCTGGATGGCTCGCCGCCGGGTTCATCGCCTTCGGGCTGTTCCTGCTGTAGCGGTGACTCCGCCGGGCGATCGCCGCGAGCTGGTCGCTCTCGTGCTGGCGATCGGGCTGGCGGCGTCGCTGCTGCTGATCGTCGCGGCGGTGATGTACGACGCCGTGCGCTCCGACACGCCAGGTCTGAGCGAGAACGCCACGCAGATCCTGACCGGTTGGGGCGGCGGGATCATCGGCATCGTCGGCAGCTACCTCGGCTTCCGGGCCGGGGAGAAGGCCGAGCACACGCGAGACCACCATGATCCAGAGGAGGAACCGTGACCGTACCGCAGGTATACACGCAGCGCTCGCTGTGGCAACGGGAGCCGGTCCGCGTCATCGGCGCGGTCTTCCTCTTGGTCAACGGAGTGAACGCGCTGCTGCTCGGGATCGGTGCGTACGACGGTGGTGCTGCGGCCGCGGTGACGGGGTTCATCGCGGTCGCCAGCACCGCAGTCGGAGAGCTGTTCACGCGACCAGAGGTCGTGCCCATCCATCCGCTGGAGGACCTGGCTGATGCCGAACGACTCCGAGGAGCCGCGCCACCCACCTCGCCGTAGCTTCAGCGACTTCCTGTCCACCCGGACGACGGTGGACCTGATGGTCCTGACGCTCACGTTCGTCGTGGCCTTCGCCATCCTCGCCACTGGTGCAACGGTGGCCGTCATCGAGATCATCCACCCTGAGTCCGACACCACCGGGATCACGGACGGCCTGATGACCATCGTCACCGGCATCGTCGGCGCGCTGCTCGGGCTGATCGCCGGGAAGAACGACGCTGGGCCCCCACCGCCATGACACCGACTGCCGTCATCGGCACCCTCGCCGCAGCCAGCGCGCTCGCCGTCGCCCTCATCGTCGGCGTGTTCGCCTGGCAGGCGCTCGCCGACGTGGACACGACGCCGCCGACCACCACCATCGCCAGCGGTCCGCCCGGTCCGCCCGGTCCGACGGGCGGTCGGGGGCAACAAGGCGAACCGGGTGAACCTGGTGCACCAGGTCCAGTAGGCGCACAGGGTCCGCCTGGCGCGCAAGGATTGCCCGGTGCGACGGGTGCGACAGGTCCTTCAGGTCCTGCTGGCGCTGACGGCAACGCTGGCGTCGATGGCAGTCCTGGCGATGTCGGCCCGCGAGGTCCGGCGGGCTCGACCGGCGCCACGGGTCCGCGTGGAGCCACTGGGACGCCAGGCGCCGCGGGTGATCCCGGTCCCCCCGGCGCATCTGGCAGCCAGGGTGAACCAGGTGCGACCGGCGATCCCGGCCCACCTGGCAGCACGGGCGAAGCGGGGGAACCCGGACCCGCGGGCCCTGCCGGACCACCTGGCTCACCGGGTGAACGGGGCGAGGTAGGTCCGGCGGGACCACAAGGTCCGCCCGGCCCGTCATGTGGGGCGGGATTTCACCTGGAAGTCGTGAGCGTGCACCAGCGTCAACCGGTCGACGGTGACCTGGAGATCACGGTGTGCGCCGCGGACTAGGTGAAGATCGACACGCCTCCTGGTCCGACCAGGAAGCCGACGATGATCAAGACGATGCCGATCAGCCACTGCCGTCGCACGCAGTAGACGATCCCGGCGATGACCAGGATCACCGCCAGCAGCCACAGCAGGAAGGGCATCAGCTCTTCGGCTGGTCCTGCTGCTCGCGCTGCTCGCGCTCACGCCGCTGATCAGGCGTTTCGTTGGGGTCGGGCTGGCTGGGCTGGTTCGGTTCGTTGCTCACACCCACAGGATTCCCCCGGCTGGCTCGTCCTAGTCACCGGGTGTCGCTCATGCCACCCGCGCGCCGTGCGAAGCACGAGCACCGTCGTGGCCCACACGGCGCCGAACCAGATGATCACGATGACGACCGCGATCGCGATGGTCACCGGCACCAGGCCGAGCATGAACCGAGCGACCTCATGCATCGCCGAGAGCGGCGAACTGGTGACCGTTGAGCAGCGAGTGGTAGCGATCCCGGAACGCCTCTTGGCGCTCACGGCCGTCCTTCCAGAGCAGGTACGGGCGACGGCTCAGGTAGCTGAACGTCAGCGAGTAGCGGTCCCTCGCGACCGGTGGTGACGCTCGGTGGAGGCACCGCGCCGTGTCGCAGAAGTTCGCCGTCAGTCGCGGGCCCTCGCACGTCACCCAGTCAGCGCGGGGGATGATCGCCTGGATGCGCTCCATGTCCGGCGGCTGCGCTCCGATGAAGCGGCCGCCGTTCACGCTCAGCACCTCGGCCGAGTCTGCTGCGTTCAGGCACTGGAACGGCCCACCGTCGACGTCGACGTCGTTGAGGTAGACGATGATCTTCAGCAGACGCTCGTCCTCCGGGTCGCGGTGGAAGTTCCGGGTCCCGACGAGCACGCCGTTGGCGAGCTCCCGCTTGACGGCCACGCCGAGGTACCAGACCGGGAGCCCGAAGTAGCTCTCGGCCAGATCGAGCAGCGGCTGGGATAGCCCGAACAGGAACGGCTGCGGTTGGCTCACCAACACGTCGTCGCTCACGTCGTAGTAGTGCTCGGGTCCGTCGTTCCGCTTCAGCGCCAGGTCTACCAGCAACTCGTCGGCGGCGTCGAGCATGTCGCGGTAGTCGAGCCCGAGCCAGTCAAGGTGGCGCTGGGCGACGCCGCTGGCTCGCAGCTCCCGGCGCACGCTGGCCCATCGCTCACTGCTCAGCACGGGTAGTTCGTGACGGTGCTTCAGTCGGGCCAGGCGATGGCCGTGACGCAGCAGCGCGTCGTACGGCGGGATCTCGCGTGCCCGGTAGTGGAGCCGAACGGTCCACACAGACCGCCCGTTGTCTGGATCCCACAGGATCGTCATGTCTGTCCTTCCTGTCCCACCGGCTGGTAGGTTCTGCCGTAAGTATACCAGCAGCGAGGGGTCCACCCCAACGCCGGGAGGCTTCTACTGGACGTAGAGCAGGAGCGTGAGCAGGAGCGCGATCGCGAAGCACAGGAGCGCCGGGCCGTCACCTCGATACATCGCTGTTGCACCGCACCCCGAGGATCAGGAACATCACCACCAACACGAGCACGGCGGTGACGACGACCGCGAACTGGACCATCCAGTCGAGACGTCGCCACCGCCGGAAGCTCAACGCCAGGCGCCCATTCCGTACTGGTGGTACTGAGCCGCGGCGCACTCCATCTGGAGTGCCACGTTGCCGCGGATGTTGCCGGTCGTGGCGCCGCAGAGGTTGCGCCAGTGATTCACGAGCGTCGAGCCCTTGAAGTTCTGGCCGAACAGCCCGCCTCCGGTGTCGTCGCTGTCGACGACCCACGAGTACGGATTGCAGCCGCTCTCACGCCGGGCGATCGGACCGAAGATGCCCCACGGCAGTCCCGCCGCGGCGGCCTCCTCAGCGAACGACGAGCAGTCGCCGGTCGTCCACCCACCCGTCTCCAGGTACTGGGCGAACTGTGGTCCGTCACTGCCCGTGTCCTGGAGCGCAGCCTGGATCTCGGGCAGGGCGGCGAACTCCTCCGCCGCGGCCGGATCCTGGTCGTGCCACGCCACCCAGTCCTGGATCTGCTTCGGCGTACACGCTGTCGTCAGCGCGATCAACGGCCCCACGATCAGTAGTGGGATCAGCTTCTTCATGGTGTCTCTCCTGTATGGGTCGGGGCGCGCTGAAAGCACACCTTGGTTGGGAGATCTGTCGAGCGTAGTGAGAGGCCCTGGGCGCGAGGGAGTGCGCCGCAGGGCCCCTCACGGCTTCGGCGGTTCCTGGTCGAACGCCTCGATGGCTTGCAGCAGGACGTTCGTCGGCCCCAGCGATGAGGTCGACGTGCTGGGGATCAGGTTCGCCTGCCACGAGCGTGCGGCGGCGAGCAGCCGCGGCCAGCGCGGGTCCATGTCCGGCACGTCCACAGCTTCGTCAACCAACGGGTGGCTCCTGATCCGGATCGCCCCGCAGGACGAGCGTCGGTGGGCCGATGTAGTGGTAGTGACCGACTGCCGTGCCGTCGAAGCGGTAGGCGAAGTCGTACGGACACTCAGGATCGACGCAGAGCTGGTAGAGCGGACCGGGGTCGTTCTTCACAGCGTCTTCGCCATCCCGGCCGTGATCAGCAGGTCGCAGAAGCCCTCGGCCGTGTCCCACTCGCCATCGGGGAGCTCGCAGTCGGTCGGCAGCATCATCACGATGTCGGCCAGCCGCTGGTACTCCTCCACGCTGACGTAGCCCAGCGGCTCGCCCCACAGGATCGTCGTGCGCTCGGGCAGATCGACCTTGCCAGATGGCAGATCGAACTCCGCCGCCGGGATCGTGATCTCGATCGCACACGGGACGAGCACGCCGACTTCGACGTGCGTCGGCTCCTCGATGAACGGCCGCATCTCGGCGGTCATGCGGTTCGACGAGTACGTGGCGTCGCCCCAGATCGTGGAGAGGTTCCACTGGTTCTCGAACATGACGCAGGCGGCGCGCGTCTCCATGCGGTAGTCGGGGAACTGGTCCAGGAACGGCTCGCCTGCCGGGATGTGGTCCCTGGCCGAGCCTCGGCGGAAGGTCGCGGGGTAGCTCCGTTGTCCGGCCCACAGGACCGACAGGTCGGGGTCCCAGCGGAACTTCACGCGACCGCGGCCTCCTCGGCCGTCACGTCGTCCTTCGCCTTGCGCGTGCGCGGCGTCATGCGCGCCAGCGCCGAGCGCAACTCGGCCAGCTCGGCCACCTTGTCGCGGATCTGGTCAGCGAGCGTCTTCTTCTGACCCCGCAGCTTGGTGAGCTCGTTGGTGACGGTGACGATCTCCGCCTCGATCCCCGTACGGAAGCCTTCCAGCTTCTGGTTCATGGCATGTCTCCTCTCGATGGACGAACTCTCTCTACGTGGCGGACCGCTGAGATCCACACACCGTTCTCCCGATGCCCGAAGATCACCTCGCCTCGACGGTTGTAGGCGTGGAGGTGGCAGTACGGGATCGGCTTGCTCAGCACCTTGAAGTGCACGAGGGCGATGGCCGGACGTGAGCACTCGGACAGATCACACAGCAGCACTCGGCGCCTCCCAGCCTGGTTGACCTTCGGCGGTGTTGTACCCGACCACCCGCTTCACCAGCGCGCTGGTCATGCCGTCGTCGTAGAGGCTCAGGCCGAACTGGTCACCGAGGTTGCTCGCCGCGCGCTTCAGCGCGCCGGACTCGGCCGACTTCAGCGCCATGTCGTGAGCGTCGCCCGGTGAGTAGTCGGGCATCGTCGACTCGGCCACCGACGAGCCGCTGTAGCGGGCTCCGGTGGCGAGGATCTCGATGGTGCAGTGCGCTCGGTAGGCGACCTTGATTCCGGCCTTGCCGTTCCGCAGCTCGTGGGCACGCTCGACCACGCACTCGGGCGGCCAGGTGTCCACCAGCGACCATCCGGCGAAGCCGAAGATGCGGTTCAGCGCGGCGCGGATGTCGAACGCCTCGACGTGGCTGTAGCCCTCGGGCGTCTGCTTCACGCGGTGCGCGGCGATCGGCCGCAGCAGCGTGGCGGTCTGCTCATCCGTCAACATCGTCGGCCTCCATCACGATGGCGTAGGTCGAGCCGATGGTGACGTACTCGTCGGGCTCCAAGCCGATGAGATCACGGGCGCTCTGCTTCAAGGCGGTGGCACTGATCGTGCACACGTCGGTCACGACTCGCACCGCCTCACGGGCAGCGTCCCGGCGCACGTCGTTGATCTCGCCGGTGTAGGGATCCCGGCCGACCGACTGCGCCACGTTGAGCGCTAGGTCCCGGTGCAGGCGGGACGTCCCACCCGGCCCCACCCGACGTGATCGCTTCTCCACTCGGCGGATGGTGCGGATCATCGGCACGCTCAGCTTGTCCTCGGGCATCGCCTCGATCAGTTGCAGTTCCACGGCGTCGATGAGGTTCTTGCTCATCACCCGGATGCGTTCCAGCGCGTCGTAGCGCAGCGCCAGTTCCTCCAACGGCCCTTCCGTCACATCCTCTATCGCCACGTCCATCAGGTTCGTTACAGCGGCGTACAGCGCCTCCATGTCGGCCCTCCCTGTAGGTGTCAGCCTCAGGGTAAGTATACCACATGGTCAACTCGTCCACCCCATCACGATGCGGTAGTTGCGGTGCTTCGTCTCCTCCAGATGACGGTCCTCGGATGCGATCGTGTGGAACTGCTCGTCGCACGTCGTGCAGACCGTGTGGTACGGACCCTTTGCCGTCCGGCGAGTGGTGCGCGTCTTCTTGCGGGGGACGATGCCCAGCGCCTCAGCCTGTTGGTGCGTCATCTTCATGACGTGCCCCCTTCCGCCTCAGCTCGTCGCGCCCGACCTTCGAGCGCTCGGCGCGCTTGCGGTGCTGCTCCAACGCGGCCTCGGCCTGCTTCTCGACCTTGTAGCCGATCTGGCGCGAGCGGATCGTCTCGCACATCTCGCAGTCGTCGTGCAGCTTGCCGTCGAGCTGGTGAGCGTGCGGCCGCGCCATCACCGAGTCCAGCCACTGACCTGCATCCGGTGGTAGGCGGCTCGTCCCTCGGGCGTTGGCTCCCACACGATGCGCCCGTCGTGCTCGGCGCCGGTGTCGCGGATGTACGCGGCAGCGCGCAGGTCGCTGCACCGACGCCGACAGCCCTCCCACTTGGCGATTTCGGCGTAGGTCGTCATGACGTGGTCGGTGGCCTGCTTGTCGGTGGCGGCGCCGATCATCACGAAGAAGCTGAGCAGCCTCCCGGCGTAGGTCTTGGAGCTGAACCGCCGCACGTCGCCGTTGCTCTTGGATGCAGCGTGGGACGTGCGAGGGTCAGACGGCCGGGCCGGAGCCGCCCCCACCGGTCCGGCCATCTGGATCTTGATACGCCCCAGAGCTTCCTCCACGGCGTCGAAGCCCCACAGACCTACCAGGTCACCGAGGTCGATCGCCAGGACCTGCTCCCGGGACACGGGTGGCTCGTCAGGCTCATCGAACAGACTGTGTTGCGTCATCGGGCGGGTCCTTCCTGTGTGTGCCACCGGGGAGTGTTGTTGGCAAACGACACCGGCCCCGATGGCACGCCACCAGCTTACACGCCCGGAGGCGTGTGGAGCAAAGCCACCAGGCGTACTACGATGGGCGGAGTGGAGGGGCACTAGACCTGCACGTTGTCGTGCCCCTCCACAACGTCCTTCGTCAGGGTGCCTCGGCGATGATCTCGGCCTGATCCGACGCCGACAGCAGCGTGCTGTTGAGCAGGACGGCAGGATCACGTCCCGCCGCCAGGCCCATCGCCAGCAAGGCGTTCACCAGCAGGTTGATGTCAGCTTCGTACAGGCCGGGAGCCTCGCCGCGATGGTGGGTCGCTCTGATCAGCTCACCGCGATGCGCCCGGATGCGCCGGGTGAGCTCAGGGATCGAACGGCGCAGGAGGGCCGTGGCAGTCACGGCACTCGTGTCATCGCGCATCGTCACGTGAGCGTACGTGCCGGTCAGGTAGTTGTAGGCGACGTAGAACCCACGATCCCGCAGCCGTGGGAGCGATCGGCGCCACGCCTCAGACGAGGCGCCGACGTCCTCGCAGGCGGCTTCCAGCTCAGTACGGGTGTGCGGAGCCCAGTCGGACAGCAGGGCTGCGACGGCGTTGTCGATCCAGCTCACGTGGCCTCCATCCCCTGAGTCACGAACGTCGCGCAGCGATCGAGCAGACGGCGGTACGTGTCCTGCTCCTCTGTCGAGAGGTCGCTCTCCATGACCAACGCGTGCGCTCGTGCGAGCGCCGTGCCGACCTGGAAGGAGAGCTCCTGCAACTCGGCCAGGCGCGTCCGGCGGGGGCTGAGGTTGCGACGCTCCCAGTCCTTCTGCTGGCGGTCCACGATGTCGGGGATCGACTCGCCACCGGGGCCTCGGTCGACCTCCGCGACTCTGCGGTCGATGACCTTGCGGTAGACGTCGTCGGCCACCTTGGGCGTCGCCAGGATGACCTGGGCCACCGTGTCGACGCCGTGCTTCTCGACCATCTGCTCGATGGTCGTGACGGCGCCGGGCAGCGAGTCGAAGCCGTCCGTGCCGGTCCGCATGGCTGGGAACTCGCGGATCGGGATGGTGACCTTGCCGGGGCTCGGGTACTTCCCGTCGTGCTCATCGAGCCACGCCTGGACGTACTTGCGGACCGACGTCGCCGAGCGCAAGCCGAGGATGCCCCGCTCAGCGAACTGGACCGGCGTCTCAAAGCTGCCGCCATTGGCAGCTTTGCGAGCGTTGCGTCCGTTCACCTCGTCGAGTCGGACGTAGGCCGCGACGATCGCCGCCCGCTCCCACTTGGCCTTCGTGATGAGTGAGCCGAGGCCACTCAACTGATCGGCGGCTTCCTCCAGCGTGGCTGGGATCACCACCTGTCTGTCTCGTGCTGACATTGACTCTCCTTTGTTGTCATGCCACCACCCCTTATGGTGGTCTGTTAAGTATACCAAACGTGAGGCACAAACGACAACGCCGGAGAAGGTCAAATGTTGGGCTCGAACAAATACCAATGGCGGTATTTGGAGCCTCACAAACAAATATCCGGCGCCCGATACTTGCTCAGCATCTAGGGCGCCGGATATCATGCGGGTTACCACAGCCCGGCATCAGTGTATCCCACTAGCCGGATCAACCCGGCTACGGGAATCGGTGCCACGTCCCGCTGCATCCCTGCACCCCGGCATCGAGCCGGTTCGTACACGCGTCAGAGGCGGACCTGCCCACGCGGGGTTGGGCTCCCCGGTAGCGCGGTGTTCAAGATGCGGCTGAGGTGATCCTCAGTGAGGCTGGGGAGAACTGGGTCACGTCGCGTCAAGGGGCGCGCTTAGTAAGAGGGGTGCCCAGTGACCGGGTTCTCCGACCGGGGGTCCAGGGGGTTCGACCCCCTGGGATAGCAGGCGGAGGGGACCGGGGTCGCTACAACCCCCAGGTGCGAAGAACGAACGGGCGCGAGAGAAACTGGACACGATCCAGACGCGTGCTCGACGGGCTGCCGATCGACAGGTATACTGAGCCACTGGGCAGCGCTTCGGTGTCTGTCCTTCCTGTACCAATCGGTCCCCGGCTGACGAGCCCCACCGCCCGTCGCCGGGGACCGTGCGGGTTCACAGGCGCTCTGCTAAGCCGAGTCGTTGAAGCGCCGCGGCGTTGAAGGCGACGGCCCTGTGATCGGTCAGGGGACGCGCACCAGCGAGCGGGCCACCGTCATCCAGGCGCCGCCTCGGAACTCGACCTGCACTCGTGCCCTCGGCAGGCACATCACGACCTTCGCCCACGTCGAGAGCTCAGGGTCGTCCGGGCAGATCTGGATCCAGGTGCCAACCTTGATCTTCGGCGGCTCTTTGGCTGCTCGGACCTTCTGCGGCTTCGGCGCGGAACGCGGTCCGTCGAAGGTGTCGCTCACCTTGCTAGTATACCAGGCGTGAGGCGCACCGAACTGCGGCGGACCCCGATGCGTCGCAAGCCGAAGCGCGATCCGATGCCGCCGGAGTTGCGCGAAGAGGTCCTGCGCCGGGACGGCTACGGCTGTCAGGCGAGGGGGATCGCGCCCGGTCGCTGCTCGTATGGCTACGAGGTCCATCACCTCCTGGCCCGCGGTCGAGGTGGCCGCCATGAGCTCGCCAACCTGATGACGCTCTGCCCGCTGCATCACCACTGGGTGACCGATCACCCGATCGAGGCGGCCGAGCTGGGCCTCAACCGTCGTGGTTACGCCTAGGAAGCCTCGTGGCTTGCGCCTGAAGGCTTACGCGGCTAGGATGGGGCAGTGCAGGATGAAGATCAGTTCCCACAGCATGTGACCACGCCATACGAGATCGAACAGATGCTCGCTCGGGCCTTGAAACGTCTGGACGAGCTGACCACCGAGTACCGCCGAGTTGAGATGGACGCCGCCATCGCTGAGGCTGACTACCGCCGGGCGAAGGGCGTCAAGGCGCTGGCGATCATCCGCGGCAACCTTCCAGCCAAGGAGCGCGACGCCCGCATCGAGTTGGAGCTGGACGAAGAGCGCAGAGTCCACCTGATCGCCCAGGCCGAGCTGCACAGCCACCGGGAGCTGCTCAACACGATCCGCACCCGGATCGAGGCCCTCCGCAGCCTGAACGCCTCGGTGCGGGTGCTGGCGACCCCGTGAAAGCGTGCAAGCTCTGCGGCGCCGAGGTCCGGTACGTGAGGACCCGCCTGGGCGTCAGGATGCCACTCGACCCCACCCCGACGAGTGACGGCACCATCGAGCTGACCGAGGACGACGACGGCGCCGAGGTAGCGGTGGCGACCGGCAACCTCACCCTGTTCCACCAGGAGGCCATCCGCTACACGCCTCACTGGCTGACCTGCCCCGAGAGGAACAATTCATGAATCAGCTCAGCCTGCGACGGCTGAAGTCGTTGCACCGCAAGGTGCTGGAGGGCGAGGCGGCTCGCATCGAACGGGACGTGCTGCTGTGGCAGATGTCGCGCGTCGAGGGCGAGACGCAGCAGGTGCTGGCCGACGCCCTCAATGAGGTCGCTGCCCAGCGCGGCGGCACGGCGATGAGTCGCAACGCGATCCAGAAGATCGTCATGCGCGAGGACCGGACGGCCGAGAGCTTCCAGGAGCAGGGACGGACATGAGCATCACGTACGACGAGAAGTCCCAGCCGCACCTCGTCCCGATCGACACGGTCGACGAGTACCCCGACAACCCCCGTCGCGGCGACACCAAGGCGCTGCGGGAGTCGATCCTCACCAACGGCTTCTACGGCGTGCTGATCGCCCAGCGCTCGACCGGGTTCATCCTGGCCGGGAACCACCGGCTCCGGGTGCTACGGGAGCTGGGCGCCAAGGACGTCCCGGTGATGTTCATCGACTGCTCCGACTCCGACGCCAGGCGCATCGTGCTGGCCGACAACCGCACGAGCGACCTGGCGTTCTACGACGACCCGACGCTGTTCAAGCTGCTCCAGGAGCTTGACGGTGACCTCAGCGGCACCGGCTACGACCGGGCCAGCTACGAGCTGCTGCTGCAAGGACTGGAGGGCGAGCAGATCCTCGGCGGCATCGCCCAGGGGTTCAGCCCCGAAGAGCGGGAGGCGGCGTACATCGACAGCGAGGTGCGCTCGATCATCCTGCCGTACAGCGGCGAGGCGTACGACGACGTGGCCGAGAACCTCCAGGCGCTGCGCTCGGCACTCAGCCTCGACACCAACGCCGACGTGGTCGAGGTGCTGGCGCGCGTCGCTGTCTGCAACATCGACTGGTTCACCGGCGAGGTCCGGACGGACACCTACTGATGGCGACCCGCTCCACCGTGCAGATCCCGCGCATCGAGCGTGAGCGCGTCGTGCCGTGGGTCCGCTGCACGTACGCCGACACCCTCGACGAGCGCTGGGACGGCCAGCTCCGCTCGTGCGGTGCGCTGATCCCGTTCCACCCGAAGCACCCCTGTCGTCACTGCGGTCAGATCCAGGCCCGCGCCCACGCCGAGGCGCCGAAGGACCATCTCGTCATCGACGGCCCGGCGCAGATCATCGACGCCGGGACCGGCGAGGTCGTGTGCGTCCACTGGACGGGCGCCGAGTCGATCGCCACCCGCATCCAGCACGGCCTGAACGGCGTCGCCTGGCACGACGAGGTGGGGGCCAAGATCAACAACAGCGGACGCCTCAGCGGGCTGCGGGTGAGCCACCGGGTGTTCGGCTACACCCAGCCCGCTCCGATGCGTCAGCGCTACGGCTGTGCGACCAGCTCGTTCAACCTCGACCACCCAGACGTCTACGCCGACGTCGAGCAGTTCTGCCTGCTGGCCGAGTGGGTGTTCCGCACCTTCGCTCCCGACGTGCACGAACACACCGGGACGGTCACCCGCAAGGCGATCCCCGACGCCTGGCGCATCGCCGGGACGCTGTGGACGAGCGGGATCATCAACAACACCGCGGCGCTCCCGATGCACAAGGACAGCTCCAACGTCAAGGGCTCGTGGTCCGCGATGCTGGGCTGTCGCCGACAGATGGGCGGCGGTCTGCTCTACCTCGCCGACTACGACTGCTACCTGTCGATCCCCCACGGGAGCATCAGCATCTTCGACGGCCAGTCAGTGGTCCACGGCGTGACGCCGATGGAGCCCAGAGGCCCTCAGGCGAGCCGCTACACGCTCGTCAGCTACTCGAAGACGGCGATGTGCCGCTGTGCCCCCAAGCGAGGAGACGAGGTGCGTAGAGCGGCTCTGGCGGCCACACGGGCGGAGGACAACAGGATGCGCCGTGGAACGTGAAGCCGACCTCCGCCTGTTCGCCCAGTGGCACGTCGACAGCGGCGACATCGACCCCGTGTACCCGGTGCTCCGCTGGATCGAGGAGGACGTGTGCGTCGACGAGAACGAGGCCGTGGCGCTGACCTTCCTCTACGTCGCCTACTACGACCTGACCAGCGCGGTGATGACGTGGCTCGACGGCTGGCGGCCTGGCCAGGAGTTGGACTGGACGCAGTTGAAGCGACCGACTGGCACCGAGCGCCGCGCCCACCGTGACCCGGCGCAGTTCGTGCCCCACCTCTACGAGCTGGGTCGGATGCTGCGCCCTGACTACATCGACGTGATGCGGAAGATGAACTGGTGGGAGCTCCAAGATGAGCTCGCCCGCTGGCGGGGGAACGGTCGCTGGGCGGCGTACAAGACCGGCGAGATGCTCGGCCAGGTCAACGACTGGGAGATCGAGCCGCTCGACGCCGGTCACGCCAACAGCTCGGGGCCGCGCAAGGGACTGGCCGACGTGTACCCGGACATGGCGCTCGTCGGCAACCGAGCGAGCGTGATCCGCCGTCTGGACACGCGCACGGCCGAGCTGGCCGCGGCGCTCGATCTGCCGGTCCGTCAGGTCGAGACGGTGCTGTGCGACTGGCACTCGACGCTCCAGGGTGGCTACTACGTCGGCCACGACATCGACCTCATGCTCGAGCAGTCGTTGCGCCCGCAAGTACCTGACCACATCCGCCACCTCATCATCGACGCCCGCAGTGACTCGTTCAACGACCGCTGGCTCGGTGAGGTCCACGGGTGGCCGGGCATCCGCCGGGAGCTGAAGAAGCGCTACCGAGACCAAGGGGAGCTGATCTGGTGGTCCTGAAAGTGACCTACCCGCTCTGGGAGGACGAGAAGAAGGTCCGCGCCATCGCCAAGCGCTGCGGACCGTTCGTGTCGACCTACCGCGGGATGCGCGGTCTGCGCGACTACTACGACAAGGGCTGGGTCGGTCTGGTCTGGGCCGACGATGAGCCGGTGGGCTTCTGGGTGATCCGCCAGGGGATCCGCAACAAGTGGACGACCATCCACGAGATCGGCGTTGTGCCCGAGGCACAGCGGAGGGGCTACGGGGAGCAGATGATCAACTTCCTGCTGTCCTCGTCGCCCTACTGGTGCCTGCGACTGGTCTGCGACGCCCGCAACGAGGGCGGCCTGGCGTTCTACCGCCGGATGGGCTTCAAGCGGCTCCACACCCGCTTCAACAAGGCAGGAGACACCATCGTGGACTTGGTGCTGAGCGCATGAGGCTGCTCGTCGTCGGCAACGGCATCGCTGGGTCGTGCGTGGCCCATCAGGCCCGCGCTCGGGGCTACCGGGTCACCGTGATGGCCGACAGCACCCGTCCAGCGGCCGCGGAGGCCGCGCTGTGCGTCGTGCGCCCGTCGTGGTTCTCGGGGGTCGAGCGGAGCATGGTCTGGCACGCCCTCGGCTGGTACGAGCGCATCGGGGCCGTCACGAGCGGCCTGGCCGACTACTCGGCCTACAACACGAAGATCCGCGAGCGCCGGACCGGCTACTTCGCCATCGACCCGTCCAAGGTGCTCGTGGAGCCCGATCTGGACGATCGGTACGAGGGTCGGCCCGAGGGCTACGACGCCGTGACCCTGTGCCTCGGTGCGTACTCCGACGTGTTCTGGAAGCGGACCTGGGGCGTCACGAGCGTGGTCGAGCACGAGGGGCCCGCGCTGCGCGCTCACTTCGCCCGCCCGCGGGAGGTGCTGTTCGCCGTGTGCCACGACGGCGCTCACGTCCGCTTCGGCAGCGCGGTCGGCGCCACCGAGTCCCAGGCGCGCTTTCGCCAGCAGATGATGGAGGATCGGGCCCGCGCCGTGGGGATGCTGAGCGGCGATGTCTCCCATATCGTGGGACAGCGGCTGATGCCGCCCGGTCAGGTCGGCCCGGTGGAGCTCCGCGAGCCCGGCGTGTGGACGATGCACGGCTTCGGCCGCGTCGGGTTCAGCTTCGCCCCCGCCCGCGCCGAGGAACTGCTGGCGAAGCTCTGATGCGCGTTGTCTACGTCATCGGGGCGCCCGGCTCTGGCAAGTCGACGGCGGTCAGTCTGGCGACGCGCGACTGGGAGCACATCGTCGACTGGAAGCGCCCGTTCGCCCACAGCGTCTACGTCGAGGGCGTCCGCCTCGGGCGCACCGAGGCGCAGTTCCCCGGCACCGACACGCTGTCGATGAGCGTGAACCCGCTGGCGTGCGAGTTCGTGCAGACCGACGACTACCCGCTGTGCGTGGCCGAGGGCGACCGGTTGGCGAACGCCAAGTTCCTCGATGCCTGCCCGAGCCTCACGCTGATCCACCTCGACGTGTCGGTGGCCGTCGCTCGTGAGCGGGCGCGCAAGCGGGCGGAGCAGTTCGGCAGCAGGGTTCAGGACGAGAGCTGGTGGAAGGGGCGGGTGACCAAGGTGGACAACCTGCGAGCGCGCTTCCCACACGTGAGCGTCGATGGTTCCCGCACGTCGGAGGCCGTAGCCGCCGACGTGCGGGAGATCATCCTACGTCCGTGAACCAGCACTCGTGGATCTCGTAGCGGAACACCACGGCGATGGGGACGTCTTCCAGATCGGGTGAGCGGTACATCCAGATGTCGTGGCCCAAGTGGCGGTCCACCCAAGCGCGTCCTGCTCGGCTGTTGGAGCGGGGCATGACCATGAAGTCGTCCCCACCGTCAGCATCGCGGACGTGGACCACGGGGCGGCGACACCTAGGACAGCGCCCGTTCGCCTTCACGCAACACGCGGAAGCGGTCCACCTCCGGCAACAGGATCAGCGATCGACCGCTGTCCCAGTTGACGAAGATCTGCATCCCGTTGCCCCCAGTGACCGTGCCCTCTTCGCCCGGCGTGAGCGGGTCAGGGTCGGGCTCTCCGTGGGCGATGAACTCGATGCGCGCTCCCGTCGGAACTGGGCACGGATCGTTGAGCAGCTCGTAGCGATCGCTCATGTCGACATGTCATCCCTCCTGTAGGCGGGACGCCCAGGGTGTGGGCGTCCCGCTAAGTATACCACAGGGGGAGGTGTCCCCGCCAGCTCACTCCGGCTGCTGGAGGTCCTGCATCAGTGAGAACATCGCCGCCATGTCGGAGCGCAGCTTGCGGAGCTGAGCCTTCAGGCTTGCGTTCTCCAGGAGGACCTCCTGGACGTAGAGGCGCAGGCCCTCGAAGTGCTGCGTCAGCAGGTCGGTGGGCTGCAACTCCGGCTCGACCAGCGGGGTCGGCTCGACCTCCTCGACGATCGGCTCTGGATCGGTGGGCTCCGGCTCAGGGGTGGGCTCCGGCTCAGGAGCAGTACCGTTCGTACCGGCCCGCTCACCGATCCGCTCCCAGTCTGGGTCCTTGCCACGCACCGCGGTGCGGACCTGATCCCGGTAGTTCGCTTCTGCCTCTCCATCGGCGATGTGCTTCTGGCGGTGACCGCCGAGCGACTTGGGCGAGGGGAACGCCGCAGTGCAGATCATGCACTCGTAGTCGACGTGGCCGTCAGACCAGATTCGCTCGTAGCTTGCCGCCGACTGATAGGTCGTTGCGTTGCCGAGGTGCGCCATGTACGGCTCTCGGCTGAGGAGCGTGACATCGCTGTCTGGGTCTACTTCGTCAGGCGTAGCGTCAGGGATCACGGAGTGCTCAGCTAGGTCGGTGATCACCCGGCGGTGATCGGGACTCAGCTTGGCCGTGTCGCAGATCCGGACCGCTACCTCCAGCGGCAGGATGAACTCCGCAGTGTGCGTGGCGATCTTGTGGATCCAGGATCGGAACACGCCGAACTTCAGGTTCGTCCCATCGGGGATCTCGATGACCACCCCCTCCTTGCGATCCCCGTGGCGCAGGAGCGTGGCTCGGTTCGGCTTCTCGATCACGTCCCAGCCGAGAGACGCGGCCAACAGGACCGTGGCGGCTGAGGCGTGCGAGTAGCGGTGGATGTCGCGTGGCACGAAGTGGGCGACGAGGAAGGTGGCCTGCGGACTCAACGCAGTACCTCGACACCAGCAGACGCAAGCTTCGTCCACGTCCCATCGGTGCCGACGCCCCAGCCCTGGACGATGCGCCCGGTGATGCGAGCGACGTCGGTGCCCATGCCGTGATGGGCGAACGCCTCGTCCGTGGTGAGCTCAATGGCGATGACGCGCACGCGGTCATCGCTGTTGCAGAGCCAGAGGTCACCGGGCCGTAACTCGTCGGCCCGGAGGTCTAGGTAGTTCATGTTCCGTCCTTCCTGTAGATGCGCTGTGGAACCACGTAAGTATACCACGGTGGAGGGGTCGTTCGCAACGCGACGAACCCCCAGGAGGGCCGTCCTGGACAGGAAGGTGAACCAGGACGACCCACCGGGGGGTTCAGTCGTGACGACGCAGCTCCTCCATGAGACGGTCACGGGAGCGGCGCCTCTCCAAACGCCGCTCCCGCTCCGCGTCGGCCCGGCGGCGATGTCCCCACGCCGCGTCGACGATGACGACGAAGATCAGCACGAGGAAGATCACTACGACCACCGCTACTCCTCGTCGCGCGGGAGGGAACCTGTCGCCAGCCAGGCGGTGAACTCGTCCTCGGTCATCGAGATCATCTCCGGGCCGGGCACCGTGTCGGCGTTGGCGACGATGGTCAGGCTCTGCCCGAGCCTGGTCGCCTCGGTCAGCACTGCTTGCCAGATGTTGGCGAGCTCACTGAACGCCTGCGCTGCTCCCACCGGTGGCGGGAGCGTGTCGCCCTCCTCGGTCATCTCGTTGGCGGTGAGCACCGCAGGACCGAACACCGGACGGCCCAGGCAGATCGAGCCGACCACGTTGAACTGACGGCCTCGCAGCAGGCCCTCGTCATCGACGAACGCAGCGACCGGTCCGTAGCCGCGGCAGATGTCGATCCAGTTGCCGATCGCCAGCTTGATCGCCTCGTACTCGTTGGGGATCCACGACCACGTCGCGTCCTCGTTGATGACCAGCAGCTCACTCACCGACCGGCTCCGGCATGAGCAGCGCGGAGATATGGTCGCCCAGCATCTCGACGGCGATCTTGGCGATCGCCACCGGGACGGGACCGGGAGGACGGTTCCTGCGGGCTTCGTGGACGGTCTTGACGACGTCCCGCATGGCGTTGGAGATCTCTCCCTCCGACATGCCCTCGATGTCATCGCGCTCGTAGCGATCTTCGACGTTGTAGACCAGGGTGTGCGTGGCGTTCAGGTTGTCGAGGTCGAAGACGATGACCATCAGGCCGGTCTTGACCGTGGTGTCGCCACCGAGCGCCCGCTTCTCCAGCGAGCCGCGTTCTAGATCAGCCAGCTCGCTCTCGTGGTCCGGCTTGCTGATCCACGTCTCGCTGAGCAGGACGATGTAGTGACCCTCGAACAGCGGGCCCAGGATGCTGCCGATGGCGTGCAGCGCTCCCGGCATCCCGTGGTTCTCCTGCGACACGACGGGGACCACCGACACCGCGGTGGTCTGGTCGGCGCCGAGGATGATGACCGCCGGGGCGAGTTCACCGTCACGTCCGTAGTTGGCGAGCGCCCCTTCGGCGTAGCGCTCAGCGAGTTCCTTGCAGCTCCTCATCTTCTTCCTTCCTGTGTGTGAGTGGGGGCTACCCCATCGCCCGTAAGTATACCACGGGCGATGGGTCGCACCACCGCTTGGGACCTAGCTGCCGTTGCTGGCGAGCTCGTACCTGTAGTCGCCGTCGCCGTCGACGACCCTGGTCCCGTGCACGGCCTTCTGGATCACCTCGCCCAGTGCGGCGCTGAGGTGGACGTCCACCCGCTCCTCGCTGGCGCCCTCCATCAGCCGGTACTGGTCACGCAGCGCGTCGGCGGCCAGGCAGATCGCCTCGGTGCCGATCGCCCCGATCCTGCCGTTGTTCAGCGTGATCGAGTAGCGGACGCTGCGGTCGAACACCTCCCGCACGAAGGCGGGCATGTAGCCCTCGCAGCGTCGATACACCTCGTCCCAGTCGACGTCTTCGTCGAGCGTGGCGATCACCCGCCGTCCCAACTGCTCGATCCCCGGCCGGTCCATCGCGCCGATCGAGATGACCGCACCGATGCGGCCCGGTCGCAGCATCCCCTTGTGGATGTCCTCGGCGTGGTTGGTGGTGAAGATGGTGAGCAGCCTCAGCCCCTTGGCCTTGATCCCGTCGAGCATGTCGAGGTGACGCTCGATGGTGTTGCCGGACTGCGGGCCCGCCATCGTGTCCACGTCCTCCGCGAACACGACGGCGGGCTGGTACATCCGGGCCATCTCCAGCGTGGTGACGAGGTTGTCCCGCCCTGGTCGGCACATCAGGAACGTCCACCCGTTGGCGACGGCGATCTGCGCCGTGAGCATGGCGGCACCGGTCTTGCCGGTCCCGTACGGCCCCTCCAACAGAGCGGCGAACTTGCCGTCCTGCCCGAGCGTGGCGAGCAGCTCGCTGTGGCGGATGAAGCACCACACGTCGCCCTCCAGGCGGCGCGTCACTGACTCGGTGAACACGAAGTCAGCCGGGTCGATCACGTCGACGTCGATGAAGTTCTCGCCGCCGTCGATCGCCTTCCCCTTGTAGATCGAGTTCTCCCGCAGGTGCTTCTCGATCAGCTTGAACAGGCCGTCGAGGTGACGACGCCACTTGCGCGGCGCCTCCACGGTGACGGAGAAGACCACGCCCAACTCGGGGTCCCTGGCGCTGCCAAGGTGGAGCGTGGCGCCGGACAGACCGGGGATCTGCATCGCTCCCCACGGCACCTGCTCGGTGTCGTCCTGGCCCGGTCCGGTCTTGATGTCGATGAGCTGGGGGAGCTGGCGCCCGAAGAACGTGTAGAGCGTCTTGCCCAGCGTGAACCCGGCGAACTCCTTGATCGCCAGGCGTGTCGCCCGAGCCCCGTCGTGGGGGCGGTACGGGAACACCTTGGTGAACTCGACGAGGTTCTCTTCGTCGTCGAGCCGCTTCTGGAGGAAGCTGATGCCGCTCTCCAGCGTGGCGTTGGCCGGGAGGATGTACTTCGTCCCGGTGAACACGATGTCGTCGTCGGTGTGAAGCCCACCACCGATCTCAGCGAGCCGAACGAGTGCCTCCTCGCGGAGCTGCTCCTCCTGGCTCTTCGGAACTTCGAGCTCCGAGCGCGGGCGGTTCTTGACTGCCATCTGGGTCCTTCCTGTAGGAAGCGGGACCGGAGTGTCCCTGTGCCAGCACCGAGCGCCCGCCCTCGGTGCTGACGCAGCGACACTCCGGTGGGTGGAGTGCCGCCGGTTCACACGCTCTTGAACAGCACTCGCTGCGTCTCCACGAGACGAGTTGCTGCGATCATCAGGGCATCGCGCCTGACCCCTTCGTCGGCCTTCTCCCAGGCCAGGTTCCACGCTCGCCACGCGGCGTTCTCTTCCTCGTCGGTGGCCTGGCAGTAGTCCACCAGCACGCGGAACAGGTCTTGTGCTCGCATCTTGATCAGTGCTTCGGGCATCTCCGGTCCTTCCTGTAACGGTCCCACGCCCTGCGGCGTTCTACTTAAGTATACCAGCGGTGAGCCCTCACCGCCAACTCCATGAGTGGGCTCGCCGGACGTGGCGGCGGAAAGGCGACCTCGCCCGACGAACCCTCCCGCTACTCGTCAGCAGCAGGCCCCTCCCACCACGGTCCGTAGTGCCCGTGACGGAGCGCGGTGGAGATGGCGTCGTCATGCTCATAGCGCCGGACGTCGTGTACCCGGCCGATGCGGTAGTAGACCGCGGCAGGCATCTCGATCTCGTGTCCGTTGGAGTGGTCGATACATGTCACCAGCTCGTGCACCGCACCATCCGGCCACTCCACCCGCTCGGTCCGTTCGCACCAGGCGTGCGCGTGATGCTGCCCCTCGATCGGTCCCTGCCCCACGGCCGTGCCGTGAGCCAGCACGAGCGTCTCGTCCTCGCTGACCATGTGCAGGGCGACCTCGAAGCAGTTGCCTGTCGCCGTCACGGGTACCGCCGGAACTTGCGCTGGACCTCACCCGAGACGTAGTGGTAGTCGGCGTTCATCAGCTCGGCTGCCTCGATCTCACGTCGGCACGTCATCTCGTACACGCCCGGTGACTTCATCCGTCCCCAGCGCAGGCTCCCGTCACTGCGGCGACCACGCAGCGTCACGATCGCGCCGCAGTCCATGCAGATGCGCTCCTCGGGCTGATCACGTTCGACGCTCACTCCTCGTTCTCCTGGTCGTACACGACGGGCAGGCACGCGGCGCACACGTCCATGTCCTCGAACAGATCGAAGTCATCCGGCACGGTGATCGTGGCGCCACAGCGAGCACACATCGCCTGCTTCACGTCACCACCTGCCAGGTCAGGAAGCCGCCGCTGCCGAGCGCGATCAGCGCGATCGACGGCCCGATGACACAGCCGCATCCGCAGCAGCCGAGTTGGTTCGTCGCTCGAACGTAGAGACGTACCAGCCAGCTCATTGCTCGATCCGATCGACTGCCTGTGACAGCGTGATGTCGACCGGCCACGGGAAGTCGTCGCACTCCTTACGGACGTACTCGGCCAGCCGGTTGCCGAGCTCTCGCACGGCGTTCTCGTCGGGCAGCTCGGGGTCAGCGAGCACCACGGTCAGCTCGGCGTAGATGACGTAGCGACGCTTCATGACTCGTCCTCGGTTACGTCGCCGTTGGGCCACACGAAGATGATCCTCCGCTTCTGCTTGCGCGCGTAGCGGACCGTCGACCACGTGCCTGAGCGGCGGACCTCAGGTCCACGCGGGCAGGCGACGAGCACGTCGCAGAGGTCCACGATCTCCTTGTTGCGGGCGAGGAACGGGCGCTCCTCATGGATGACGTCGGCCTCGCAGTAGGCGCGCTTGGCGGAGTGGGGACCGGGATGGGCGTGGCGCACGAAGCTGTGCTCCACGCAGCAGCGGTCGAACGCAGCGTCGGCCCCGACGCAGTCACCGTGATGGACCTCGACGATGCCCATCGCGTTGCGGATGCCCCCGAGCAGGAACCCCAGCGCGCTGACCTGTGCCGCCGGGAGTTCGTCCTGGGTGCCGGTGAAGCCGATGATCACAGCAGATCCCTCCGCCGCCGCTCCTCCATCTCGACCCGCGCCTCACGGCACGACACGCAGTCGCAGTCGTTCACGACCGGAGTGACCGCCGGGAAGTCCACCGAGCGCACGCGAAGGCGAGGAGTCGACAGGCGCTTGTTGTGGAAGCGCACGAAGACCTCGTACTCGCTGCACCACCCTCGCTTGTTGGCCTCGGCGTAGATCGCATCGGCGATGTGGGCGAGGTCGGCGAGGGCAGCTCGCAGCTCCTCCTGGATCGCCGCCTTCGTTCCGGGGTTCGGTGGAGCCTTGACTCCGGTCGCGGTGATGTCGGCCATCTCCGTCCTTCCTGTAGGTGCGACGCCCCCCGTGGGCATCCCCATAAGTATACCACGGGGGACGGGTCACCACCAGCATCACGACACTGCCGCCGGACCCTCCGGCTCCTCTTCCAGGACCGCCACGTCGGCCACGAAGTCGTGCCCGTCGTCGGTGAGCTCCAGGCTGTGCACCGTGGAGGATGAGCCGATGCGCTTCAGCAGACCAATGCCGACCGCATCGCTGATCGCCTGGACCGCCGTGCGTCGCCTGATGCGTTCCTGGTGCTCCAGGTACTCCCGTGCCTCGGTGCTCGTCACCCGTCCGTACTTGCGCACGTAGACGAGCAGCGTGGTCAGCCGAGCGTCGTCACCGAAGGCCGCCTTCTTGGCGTACATCAGCTCGATCTCGGTCTTCATCGCGCGGCGGATGAAGGTGACCTGCCCTCCGGTGATCGGACTCTCGGCCTCGATCGGCACTCGGTTCACGTCGTACACCCAGCCGTGGTCGACCATGCCGACGTTCGACTTCACGACCCCGATGATCTTGGCGTCACCCCGGTGCCCGACGAACAGGACCTGGCGGGCCACCGTGGACAGTCCGACCGAGCCGAGCATGGCGTTCACGGTCGGCTTCTTGATCTCCTTCGTCGTGTGGTGCACGGCGATGAGCGTGATGCCCCGTCGTGCGCAGGCGAGGATGACGGGCTTCAGCCGCTTCTGCACTCCGGCGTAGCTCGTCAGGCTGCCCGAGAACTGGGGAATCAGCGGGTCCAGGATCACGACCCTGGCCCCGGTCACCTCACAGGCGATCAGCAGCTCGTCCAGGTGGTCGGGGAGCACCAGGTCGTCGCGGCTGTGGATGAGCTTCATGTCCGCCCCGGCGACCAGCAGGTTGGGGAGGATGGTGACCTCGGGGTCGTCCTCAGAGTTGATCAGCAGGACTGGCGTGGGATGTCCGGCGTAGTCGCCCGGCAGCTCGCCCCGACTCAGCAGCGCGGCCAGGTGGGTGGTGAGCGTGGACTTCGACTCGCCCCCTGGCCCGACGATGAACGTCATCGTGGCCTCGGGGATCATCGTCTCCCACACCCAGCGTCGGCGTGATGCCTGACGCTGAGCGAACGACCACGTCCCGGTGTTCTCCTCCTCGCTCACAGCTTCCTCAGGCGGGCGACGAAGTGCTCGTCGAGCTCGTCGCCCTCGTTGAGGATGCGGGAGAGGTTGATCGCCGCGATCGCGGCGTGGTGAGCCAGCCCTCGCTGTCGCAGCGTGGCGTAGGCGGCGAGTGCTTCCCACTCGTCTGGCGTGAATGCCATGTCGATGTCCTTCCTGTGGACCCTGGTCGGGATGACCAGGAGTGGCGCGGCAGGTGCGACCCTGCTGACCTCACGCGGAGCGCGCCGGTGAGCCGGAAGGGGACAACCCCCCTCCGGCTCACAGTGCACGGTCAGCCCGTCTTGCTGGGCTTCGCCGGAGCGTCGCCCTGGCGCTTCAGGTAGTCGACCCGGCCGCCCGTGTTCACCTTCCAGGTGTCGTCGGTGACCTTGGCCTTCCGCCCGAAGCTGTGGGTCACAGCCTCGGTGATGGCGGAGCACTGGATGCCCAGCGCCTCGGCGATCGAGCGGTAGCTCGGCGCCTCGCCGCCGTCCTGCGTGCGGAGCTGGCGCAGGTCCCACACCAGCTTCTGGACCCACTCGACCTTGTGGCTCGTCCACATGCCCTTGGGATAGGTCTGGCCGAACGCCTCCTTGACGGGGTACTCGACCTGCGGGAACTCACCGCCGTTGGCTCGCAGGGCCGCGGCGACCAGCGCCTTGCCCTTCGTGCCCAGCTCCGGCGCCCGACCCAGCGGGTAGCGGGGATCGGCCGGAGCCGCCTTCTCAGCCTCGGCCTTGGGGGCCTCGGTCGCGGGGGCCGGAGCCGCCGCCTTCTTCGTGGTGGTCTTGCCACCGTCCTGCTCTGCCATCACTGGCCTGCCTTCCTGTATGCGGTCGAGCACCTTGCCCGATCTGCTAGGTATACCCTACCTGTGGGGGAGCACCGGTTGCACTTCGCACCGGTGTGCCATGCGGCACATGCCTGAGCGCTCCGCGTCCGGCACCCACCCGTGTCGGTGCCGGGGACGCAACGCTCAGCGTTCGAGCCGTCCGTTCGGTGCGGCGATCGCCCCGAGTGCGAGCATCACGCCGACGAGTGAGACGCAGACCAGCAGCGTCCCGTAGATGCGCTTCATGCGCTGTCCTTCCTGTAGGAACCGGCGGTTGCCGGAGTGGGTGCCGAGGACTCGAACCTCGGTGACTGCCAGTCACCCGACGTGTGCCACAGAACCGAGCAGGGTGAGCAACGGGGTACGCACGCGCACAGTTCGCCCACTCACCGCGCCGCCCTCCACCTGCGGACGGCGCGCCCGCCTTCGACGCACGCCCAGCAGAGGGCGACCAGGAGGTAGTAGAGGCCGATGCACGACCACTTGAGTGCGAACCACAGCCCGATGGCGAACCACTTGGCGAACCACAGCGCTGGCACGACGAAGAGCGCGGCCAGGTCGAGCTTGAAGCGATAGCTGGTCATTGCCCGATGGCCGAGCGCATCCAGGCCAAGAGTCCGCAGGACCCGACCAGCCACGGCACGAAGGCCGCGATGAAGCGGACGTTCTCGCTCATCAGCACTCGTCTCCGCCGAGGTACTCGTTGACCTCGCACTCGTGACGGTCAGCCGCGGCGTGCGTCTGGTAGACGACCACGCCCGTGCCGACGCCCGCCACGGCGACGACCAGGGCGATCAGCCAGGCGCGCCGACGACGGCGGTCCCTGGCCCGGAGGTAGGCGACGGTGTCGCTGTCGGCGCCCATCAGTCCAGCCCTCGCAGCCAGCGCATCGCCTCGTCGCTGCCGACCGAGGACACGTAGTCCCAGTCGCCGTTGGCCCGCACGATGAAGAGCTCGTACGTCACGAACTCCTGGCCCGAGCTCTCGCTCGTCATCTCCCGCACCTGCACGAGACGGCCACCCGCGGGTGTCGTCACGCCGGACAGCGGCGTCAGTCGGTCTGTCATGTCATGTCCCTCCTGTAGGAACGGGGAGCCGGATGCTCCCCTGGTCGCGGCCCCACCTGAGCGGGGACGCGACCAGGGGCCAGGACCGTGGGGTCCTGGCTCCGTGGCTCAGAAGTCGCAGTCGTACCCCGTCCCGGCGACCACGTCGGGCGCCCATGTCGCACACCCGAAGTCGTCGGCGTCGGCCGGGTCGATGTCGTAGATGTTCAGCGTGTTGACGTTGCCGATCAGGTCGCAGTCGGTCTCGTCACCGGAGTCGACGAACACCGGACCAGGCGCGCATGGCACCTTGACGCTGTGAGCAGGGGCGATCGTGGGGACCTCGACGCGGTGCCCACCCATCGTGCAGCCGACTGCCGTGGGAACGAGGACGCCGATGGCAGCCCCGATGAGCAGGGATGATGTGCGCTTCTTCATGGTGTAAGTATACCTACGGTGGAGCAGCAACCGCTACTCGCACCGCTGTCCTTCCTGTGTCTGGAAACGGTCGGGGATGACCGCCCCGACCACGCCCGCTCCGTGTGGGACCAGGCGCGCTCGGGACGGCAGGGACCCCGTAGGACCCCTGCCCATCCCCCGTCGTTCAGGCCGTCTTCGCAGGCACCGGGACCAGGGCCGCAGCCTTCGCCGCCCGTCCCCCGGTCATCGTGCGCACCTCGTCGGCGGACAGCTTGTTCCGCCGGACGTGCGCCCCGTAGGCACGCTCGGTGAGCATGGAGCACTGCGCCCCGATGGCTTCCGCCACCGTGCGGTACGAATTCGCCCCGACTCCGCCCGCGTTCCGCAGTGCGAAGACCAGGGCCTGAACGCCGTGATCGGTCGTGGACGTATAGGTCCCCGCCGCGTAGCGGTGGCCGAAGGCCAGACGCTCCGGATGGGTGGATGTGGGCAGTGTGCCCACGTGGGCGGCGAGGATCTTGATCCCCTCCGCGGTCAGTGCTGGCGCCGTCGCCAGCGGGGTCGTCGTGGTGTTGATGTCGTTTGCCATGACAGAGAATCTATCGGGGCCGATGCTCACTTGCACACTCCCCGGCGTGTGCCGTTTGGCACACCGATGTCATCCGTCCAGGTGGATGACCATCCGGAGGGGGTCCGGCCAGTCCGCCGCCGTCCGCCGCCGGAGGTGTGCACGCCCCCAGGCTGACCGAGACAAGCCCACCCGCTTACCACTAGCCGATAGAAGGTCTACCTACAGAGCAGCTCCGAGGTCACGAATCGGTACCGAGGGAAGACCGCGGAGGCCATTCGGCTAGCCGCATTCGGAGGGCGCTGAGACGCTCGAACGAACCCACCCGCCCCGTTCTTGGCCTCCGTTCCCGTTCACGGCATGAGCGGCGATGCGGTTAACGTTAACGGGATGGCCCGACCCGTATCCAAGGGCGAGACGATCGGCTTCCGGCTCCCGCTGGACGTCGACGAGCACGTTCGCCACTGCGCCGACATGCACGACGAGACACCGGCCGAGTACCTCGCCCGGCGAATCACGGAGGCGTACGAGCGTGTGCTGGAGCGCCAGGAGCGCATCGCCGGGACGGTCAGCGAGCCCACCGGCTGCGAGCACCTCCACGCCCCGTTCATCAGCTCCAACACGCCGCTGCGGCGGTGCGAGCGGTGTCAGGCCGTCGAAGGGCGCGACGGCGTCTGGCGCCTCATCCGTCAGAGCGCCTGATCGAACAGACGTTCGTCTAGAGGCTCATGTCGAGCAGGCCGTAGGTCGGGCCGTTGGCGACCCGGTGCTCCAGCAGGCAGCGCGTGCAGGCCGGATAGCGCAGGTCGGCCTCGTTCGAGGTGATCGGCTCCGTGTGCAGGGCGCGATCGAGGTAGGGGCAGTCCGGACGGTGGACCATGATGATGCGCTGACGGGCGTTGCGCTTCACGCCGACAAGCTTCACCAGCCGCCCTCGGCGCAGTCGGGGCACAGCGTGAACGCCTTGCCGACCCGAGCGTGACCGTCGATGTGGGCCTGCACGAAGGTCACGAGCACGTACGGCATCGCCGGGCCGCGCTTGTCGGTGCGTCCGCAGCGGGTGCGTCGGGCGCCCGCTGTGTCGACGATGTGCGTCGGAGCGTCAGTCATCGCTGCTGCGGCTGTTGCGGAGTTCAACGACGATGCGCCCGGCCAGCTCGTCGGGCAGCTCCAGGGCGCGGATGGTCCGCAGCGTGGCGGCGTCCTGCTCGGCGGCCTCGGCCGCGGACAGGAAGCTCATGGCGTGCTCACGGGCCAGCGTCGGGTCGACCTGACCGGTGACGAAGTGCCCATCCGTCGTCACGGCGGTGACGGTGAGGAACGGCTCGCCGAGCTCGTTGACGCCGCTGGTCACGTTGATCGAGGCGAGGTCAGCCATTGGCGGGCACCACCATCGTCCACCCGTCGGGGTCGTTCACGTCGATCGTCGCCCCCAGCTCGTCGGCCAAGCGCAGCAACTTGAGCGCGACGTCGAACGGCTGCGGGAGGTGGATCACCAGCTTGACGCACGAGGTCAGGCCGTCGCTGTTGACCGGCTCGTCAGGCGGTCGTGGGTCATCCTTCGCGCACTCGGCGCACTCGAACCAGACCACGCCGTGGATGCAGTCAGCGGCCATCAGGTGCTCGTCAGTCATCGGGCCACCCCAGCGGACTCGACCACAGCAGCGGCACGGTCCAGCGCGCCGCGCCGGGCACGAACACCTGCTTGGTCCGTGACGGGACCCGGTAGGTGCTGATCCACACGACGGCCTCGGCGTCGCGCTCCCACTCGCCGTCGTCGTCGGCGATGCCGACCGGCACCGTGACGTCGTCACCGAGGTGGACCAGGCCCATCTGCCAGGCCCCGGCGAGCATGTTGAGCACCTCACCGGTCATCTCGTTGCCGAGCGCTCGGCCCTCGATCGACTGGCACGGCATCCACAGCTCGGCAGCACCGAGGCCGACCGTGTAGTTGAACCAGGAGCGGCTGGTGACGTCCTGGTCGCTGGTCGGGAAGACGCCGACCTGCATCCACGGCCACTCGGTCGGATAGTAGGCGTGGACCAACGGGGCCAGCGTGATGATGTCGAGCGTCGTCATGGCCCGTCCGTCCGTGACGGCGGCGGCAGTTCGTCGCGATGCAACGAGTGCCCGTCCGAGGACAGGCCGCGGGACACGGCCACCGTGACGGCCACGATCCGCCTCCGATGACCGAGCCCGCCCTCGTCTGCGGTCACGACGCAGACGATCTCGGCGCCATCCGGGACCCGCACCTTGTCATCGACCACCTCGTAGGTGACGAACTCAAGGTCGCGGGCCAGCTCAGCGCTCATAGTCCTCCCCCTTCACCATGTCGAGGTGCGGGCAGTAGAAGCCCGCCGACGCCAGGCCGGGGATCAGCATCTCGGTGAGGCGGCCCTCCATCTCGGGCGGGACGGCGTCGTGGAAGATGTGATGCTCGGTGATCAGGTGACCACAGCGCTCGCACAGCTCAGCGCTCACTGACGTTGCCCTCGTCGTCGACGTCGACGTCCAAGTTGAGGCCCTGACCACCGGCGCGGCGGTCGGCGACGTGCGACGAGGTCATGGCGTAGGTGCCGACGTAGGCCGCCCCGGCCTGCGCTGAGCGGGTGTTCTGGGCGAAGCCCATCGAGCGCCCCTGCTCGAACGTATCCGGTCCCATGCCCAAGAAGATGAACTCCCAGGAGTAGACGTCGGTCTGCTGCTTGATGAGCTCCTGCACCCGCTCCAGCGTCCAGTCCCGGCTGCTGTTCTCCTCGCCATCGGTCTGCACGACGAAGATCACCACGTCGGGGCGCTGCGGCGGCTCGAAGCTGGACAGGTACTCGCCAGTGGCGGTGATCGTCATGCCGATGGCGTCGAGCAGCGCCGTGTTCCCCCGCGGCGTCAGCGTGTAGGCGGGGCAGTTGGCGATCGGTCCCTGGTAGAGCGTGTGCAGCCACTCGGCCTTGAGGCCGATGTCCTTGAAGTTGCGCGGCCCGCCGGGAGCGTCGAAGTCGGCCAGCGTGATGGTGCAGTCGCCGGGCAGCACCCGCTGACCGTCCAGGAAGGCGTTGACCGCCCCCTCGGCGTCGGCGCGGATCTGATCCATCGAGCCACTGCGGTCGCAGAGCAGGGTGATGTGGGTGGTGGTCATGATGTGTCTCCTTGTTCAAGTTCTGTGATGCGGGCGCGCAGGACCGGCAGCTCGCAGCCCCGGCACGGGATCGTCGGGTAGCACCACTCGCTGTCCTCGAAGCACCACGCCCGATGGCTTCCAACGGTGCGATGCTCGCCGCACTCGCGCTGCTCGAAGCCCTCCCAGTCGGGCTTGTGGTCAGTCATTGGCGGCGATCCAGATGTCGATGACGGTGATGCACTTGTCCTGCCAGGCCCCCACGTCGTCGACGTCAGGCCCGAAGGGGGCGCCGTAGGCGATGCCGACCGACTCGGCGTGGATGACCGTGCCCGTCTCGGCCAGCAACACGATCAGCTCGCCGCGGTAGGCGTTGTCGGGGTCCTGCTCGACGTAGCAGCGGAAGCGTCCGTCGTCGACCGTCTGGTCCCACACCTCGCTCATGGCTGTGGCTCGAAGTGGCGCTGCGTCTCGCCGTCGACGTAGTGGTAGTCGGCGCTGATGAGCCGTGGCCGCTCGCCGCTCAGCTCGTACTGGACGCGACAGCAGAAGTTGAAGCCGCTGCGCTCATGGTCGTCGTTGACGAGTCGCTTGCCCCACCCGAGGCGCACCTTCTCGATCGGCGCACCGCAGTCGGCGCAGGTGGTCAGCTCATCCATCTGGGTTCTCCTCGATACCGAGACGCCTCATGGCGTCCATCAGCTCTGCTTGCACGCCGGGGTCGCTAGGACCGCCCACGACGATGGCGTCGGCCACCCGGCGCAGGCGCTCGGGCAGCACGGTGGTCGGGTCGACGAGCAGGATGATCGGCTTGTCGAGCATGATCAGCAGGCCCAGCTCGACGGCGAACTTGACGTCCACGTCCTCGGGCTTGCGGGGCACGATCGACACGCCGATTGTCGAACCCTCGATCATCGGCACCAGCTCCGTGCGGACGTGGGTGACGTAGCTCTTCCACTCGGGGTCGAGCTCCCAGTCGCGCTGAATCTCGAACTCCTCCTGCTCCTTGGCCCACTGTCCCTTGCGCTCGGCGCGCTCGCGACGGCGGCGTTCGGCGCGGTCCTCGCTCATCGAGGCCCCTGCACGATCGCGGCCACGAGGGCGTAGATGAACAGACCGATGTTGAGCAGGCCGAGCAGCGCAACGAGTCCGCAGCCCCAGTCGGAGGCGATGAAGCGATCGACGCGGTTCATCCCGGACCCAACTGGTTGAGCTGCTGGCTGACGTAGAGGTCGTAGACGGTGGTGTGCTCGTCCATCAGCATGTACGGGAGCATCACCTGGTCGAGGCTGACCATGCGGGTGGCGACGATGGCGAGCTGCGCCTCGATCCAGTCCTTCATGATCCGCCATGCCACGCGCTCGGCCTGCTCCTGCGTCTTGAACCGCCGAGCCACGGAGCGGTCGCGCTCCATCACCGCCCACACCGCCGAGACGTTCACCGGCAGTCGGTAGCGCATCAGCCCGTGAGGACCCTGCATGGCGAAGCCGATGCTGCTGACCGAGGCGTCGCCGCTGTACTCGATGAGGATCTGCGCCGCCCCGCTCTTGGCGAGCAGCTCGGTGATCTGCGTCACCGTGCGGAGCGATGGGACGGTCGTCGTGTAGTTGAGGAGCGGCATCAGCGCCACCCGTCGTAGCGGTTGATGAGGCGGATCGCCTTGGCGAACGCACGGACGGTGAAGATGAGCACCTCGATGGTGACGACGGCGGCGACGCCGAGCAGCAGCATCAGTCCGGCTCCACGCAGAGCATGTTGCCGAGGGCGACCACGCTCACGCGGCCGTCGACAAGGGCGGTGAGGGCCTTGGTCTTGCCGTCGCGGCACTCGTCACAGTCGTGCGGCAGCGGCCAGGCGTCGACCTCGTCCATCGTCGTGGCGAATGTCCACTCGACACTCACGAGCTGGCTGAGCGGGTACTGGACGGCCAGCGTGGCGCGGGCGATCGAGTTGAGGTCGTCGGCGTAGATGGCGCCGTTGCCGCCGAGAACGATGGTGTCGTGGTACTGGCGCATCAGTCGTCGTCCAGGCGACTGATGGCCTCGACGGCGCACGGGTGCCTCATGATGGTGGTGATCACGCCGAAGATCTCGACCAGCATCCGCTTGTCGCTGGTGCCGTTGTCGGTGAGGTCGCTGACGATGCTCGACAAGCCGCTGGTGAACACGACCAGTCCTCGCCACGCCTCGGGGCTGTCACCGAGCAGCTCGGCCAGGCTCTCGACGAGCGGCTCGTAGCGTCGCAGGAGCTGATCGGCCATGTGGTCGACGAAGGCGTCCAGGATCTGTTCGCGCAGGCGGTCCTCGCTGTACTTGTCAGCCACCGGCGTTCACCACGTCTCGTGGGTTGCCGCTGAGGACCTGCATGGGCGACTCGTGCGTCGAGCCCTCGCAGAGCCAGTCGTTGTAGACGATGATCGTCACCCGGTCGGTGGTCGACCAGAAGCCCACCGGCACTCCGGCGGCAGGAAGCCAGCAGGTGTGGGCGAAGTTCGGGAACTGGTCGGCGTTGACGATGACGTTGGTCTTGCCGAGCACCGTCTCGATCTGCGTCTCGGGCAGGTCGTCGACGGCCTTGCTGTCGTCACCGGAGCACGACAGGCCCCCGGTAAGGGCGAACATTCCGAGCAGCCACAGGGCCCCCAGGAAGCGAAGCGAGCGCGAGGAGATCACGTCATCCACAGCGCCACCACCCCTCCGATCGCCAGGACCAGCAGCACGACGACGCACGCGGCGATCACGTCGTAGCGGGTGTCGTTGCTCTCGATCACGACGCGGCCTTGCGCGGGCGGCGCTTGGTGATCGGAGTCGGTGCGAGGGCGTCCAGGAACAGCGAGTCGTCGAGGCCCTCCCACCACTTGGCTCGCCACCACGCCGGGTCCTCACCCGTCTCGTTGGCGGCGATGTACCAGTCCGGCGCGTCGTAGCTGCGCGAGATGATGATCCCCGTCATCCGCATGACGGTGTCGTAGCGAATGGTCCCGCACAGCTCGCAGCGGTACGTCAGCAGCGTCCCCGTCCACGGTCGTTTGTTCGGGTCGCCAGGGATCAGCTCCATGCGATGGAACCGCGTCGCCCGGCAGCGGGCGGCTTGGCGGACGGCGTCGCGCAGCGCGTCACCGTCGAGATGTGGGTGTGCCTTCGATCGACTCATGTCAGTCCTTCCTGTAGGGAGGTCACGTCTTGGGCAGACGCGCGCGCTCGGGGTTGGCCTTCAGCTCCGCCATCCACTCGCGGTACAGCGACGGGTTGAGCATCTTGGTCAGCAAGAGCTTGGCGGTCACCGCCCTCGATCGCCCGAGCGACTCCGCCTCTTCATCGAGCAGGTCGGTGACCTCGTGAGGCAATCGGAACTGGACGTGGGTGTCGGGGCGTGCTGCTGGCATGCACCAAGTATACCAGGGGGGAGGTGTCCCTAGCCACTAGCCGCTAGCGTCCGAGGGATGTCGCGCAACGTCACCAGAGGCAAGACCATCGGCGTGCAGCTCCCACTCGGGCTCGACGCCTACGTCCGTGACCAGGCGAGACGTTCAGCGACCAGTCCGGGCCTGTGGATGACTCACTTCCTCTGTGGGTCACTAGCCGCTAGTCTTGGGACATGGACGTCGACCCCCGAGACTCCCACATCGCAGAGCTGGAGCGACTCGCCTACGCCCAGGGAGCCGCAATCCGTCAGCTCCACGAACGGCTCAACGTTGCCCACGAGGCCATCCTCGTGATGGAGGCGCGGATGATCCTCGTCACCAGCGCCCTCGACCGCTGGGCCGATCGCTGGGAGGACCTCGTCGCGTAGTTCCGGGCACCGGAAGTGGTACAACTCGTGGATGGCGATCAACGGCATCGGCCGTCCGTCGAAGGGGCACCGCATCCGCATCGTCACCCGCGTCGATCCCCTGACCCACCTGCTCGTCGCTCGCGCCGCCGCCAAGGATGAGCTCACCATGAGCGAGTGGCTGGAGATCGTCGTGAAGGACCGCGTGGCGCCGATGTACGCCCGCGACGGTCGCTCCCGCATCGAGGCGCCGACATGACCGACGTCGACACCGAAGTGCCGGACAGCTCCAACCAGCACGGTCCGTTCCGTCAGTACCGCCAGGGGATGGCCGCGCTCGCCCTGCGCCTGGCCGGAGCCAGCTACATGGAGGTCGCCGAGGCGCTCGGCCTGTCGGGCATCGCGGATGCCCGAGAGCTGATCGAGTCGACCCTCGCCAACAAGGTCACCGCACAAGACCGCGAGCATCTACGCCGAGAGGAGGCGGCGCGCCTGGATCGACTCCAGCGCGGGGTGTGGACCAAGGCCCTCGATCAGAACCATCCGGAACACCTCGCGGCGGTCAAGGTGGTGTTGCAGATCAGCGAGTCGCGCCGTCGCCTGCTCGGCCTCGATGCACCGACTGAGATCAGCGTGCACACGCCGACGCAGGACGAGATCGAGCGCTGGGTGTCGACGGTCAGCGCGCAGTCAGTGGCCGACTACACGGTGCTGGAAGCGAACGTCGTTGAGCTCCCGGCGCTTGCCCAGTGACCGCGAGGATCTGGCGACGTGGGTTGCTGAGGCGATCGACGCCGACGAGCACAAGCGTGTCATCGGACGGGGCTGGAAGAACCGCGTCCTCGATGGTGCCAACGTCCACAGGCTCATGACTGCCACGCCGACACACACCGAACTGCACTTCCGCGTCTCGATGGAGGAGGCCATCGTCCTCTCGCGAGCGCTGTCGGGCCAGAAGCTCACCCGCAACGCCTTCATGCGCCGGGCTCTCGCCCACTGGCTCATCAAGCACGAAGGCGTCGACCCGGATCTGATCCCCAAGCTCGCCAAGGACCTGTGATGGACCTCGATGCGTATCGCACCTGGACCCCTGCCGCGCAGCAGCGAGCACTGTCCGCGCTTCAGGCTCGCACCAACGACACCTGGCGTCCCTTTTACTGCCCGCGGGCTGGCTGCGACGGAAACCCACACGACACCTGGGAGTGGAACCACGCCCGTGCCGACCAGCATCCACCCAAGGACCTCGACTGGCTCACCTGGCTGATCACCAGCGGGCGAGGGGCGGGCAAGACGCGCACCGGGGCCGAGCTGACCCACCAGATGACCGAGGTGACCGGGCGCCTGGCCGTCATCGCAGCGACCGGCGCCGACGTGCGTGACACCTGCCTGGAGGGCGAGAGCGGCATCCTCACCATCGCCCGCCCCGACCGGCGCCCCAAGTACGAGCCGTCGAAGCGCCGCCTGACATGGCCCAACGGCTGCGTCGGCACCACGTTCTCGGCCGAGGAGCCCGACCGCCTGCGCGGCCCCGAGCACGGATACGCCTGGTGGGACGAGCCCGCTCACGCGCCGCTGTGTCAGGACGTCTGGGACAACCTCCTGTTCGGCCTGCGCATCGGCACTCGCCCGCGCACCGTGCTGACGACGACGCCCAAGCCCCGACCTTGGTTGAAGGGCGTGCTCGCTGACCCGCGCACGCGCCTGACGGTGACGTCGACGTACGCCAACCTGGCGAACCTCGCCCCGACGTACGCCGAGCAGGTGATCGCCCGCTACGAGGGGACCAGGCTCGGCCGCCAGGAGCTGCACGGCGAGATCCTGGAGGACGTCGAGGGCGCGCTGTGGACGTGGGAGATGATCGAGGCGTCGCGCGTCGTGCACGCGCCGGAGCTCGTCAGGGTGGTTGTAGGTGTCGACCCGGCCGGATCGTCGCGAGTGCAAGCCGATGAGACCGGGATCGTCGTCGTCGGGCGTGACGCCAGCGGCGAGATCTACGTCATCGCCGACCGCTCCGGCCACTACACGCCGCTCGGCTGGGCGACCGCCGCCCACCACGCCTACGAGGACTACGACGCCGACGCCATCGTGGCCGAGGTCAACTTCGGCGCCGACATGGTGGCGTCCACCATCCGTTCCAGCGGCTTCACCGACCGCCTGATCACCGTGCGCGCTCGTCACGGCAAAGACGCTCGCGCTGAGCCGATCGTCGGCCTGTGGGAGCAGCAGCGAGCGCACATCGTCGGCACGCTGCCCGAGCTGGAGGCGCAGCTCGTGTCGTGGGTGCCGTACTCCGGCGACCACAGCCCCGACCGCCTCGACGCGATGGTCTACGCCGCCACCATCGTCGCCCACCAGCCGGGTCGGGTCGAGGTCATCTCGCCGGTCCACATGCAGATCACCACGGGCGGCATCCCAGGACTGAGGAGAGTGCAGTGATCCTGTGCGTCTACGCCATCATGCGCGACGAGGTCGACAACGTGCTGCCGTGGGCCGAGACGACGGTCGACGCCGACGTGCGCTTCGTGCTCGACACCGGCTCGGTCGACCACACGCCCGAGCACCTCGTGGCTGCGGGGGTCCGCGTGGCCAGCGGCCGGTACGAGCCGTTCCGCTTCGACGATGCTCGCAACGCCGCGCTGGCCCTGTCGCCCGAGGCCGACCTGTTCCTGCGCCTCGATGCCGACGAGCGCCTGCCCGACGACTGGCGGAGCCAGCTCGACGACGCCTACAGCGAGCGCATCCCGCGCTACCGCTACCGGGTCCACAACACCGATGGCGTCTGGGGCACGATCACTCGCGACGACATCCATCAGCGTCCGGGCTTCCGTTGGAAGTACCCGACCCACGAGGTGCTGCTCGGCCCACCCGTCGCCGTCGACCTCCCCCGCTTCGTCGTGCAGCACACGAGTCCACCGGAGCGGCGTTCGCACCATCACTCGAACCTCGACGTGCTGGCGAACGCCATCTTCGAGTACCCCGGCGACCACCGGATGCACTTCTACCTCGCCCGCGAGTTCTGGTACGCCGGACAGTGGGGCGACTGCCGCCTGGCGATGATGAACTTCCTGTCGCTCCCCAACGGCTGGGGCGCCGAGCGGGCCGAGGCGTACCGCATCCTCGCCGCCATCGACGACTACCCCGAGCGGTGGCTGTGGAAGGCGGTCGGTGAGGCGCCCGAGCGGCGCGAGCCGTGGGTCGACCTCGCCCGGCTCTTCGTCAGCACCGGCGACGGTCAGCGCGCCACGCTGATGCTGAGCGAGGCCGAGCGGCGTACCGACGAGACGATCTACACGACCGACCCGAGGGCCTGGGGTCCGGGGTTCGACGCGCTGCGCGACGCGTGCTCGGTGTGAGCCTCCTGGCGCAACTGGGCGATCGCCGTCACGACCGGGCTGGCATCGCCGGGGTCAGCATGCTCGTGGATCCAGATGACCGAGCGTTTCGAGAGCAGGCCCTCGTCGTTCCACTCGTGGCGGACCAAGTCGTGCAGCTCCATGAGCCACCCCCCTCGACGCCCTGGCTCTGGGGGCGCCTGGATAGGCAGTGTCCCACGTGACCACCTTCAACCGCATCACCACGAGCATCGAGCAGGGCCCGCGTGGCGGCTTCCGCATTCGCATCCGCTACTGGTCGACCGAGCACTGGGAGGCCAACGAGGAGCTGTCCCAGCGCATCTTCGCCTCGCCCATCGAGGCTGAGGACACCGCCGTGCGCGTCGCCCACGCTCTGCGGGAGCGTCTCGGATGATCGCTGACGCCTCACCGCTGGCCTTCGACGACCCGTTCGTCCTCGTCTGTGCGGCGGTCGTTGCCATCCTCTCGGTGGCCCGCTTCACCCGCCTGATCGTCGACGACGACTATCCGCCGACGCGCTGGCTCACCGAGCGCTTCGTGCGTGCCGTGCCCGAGAAGTGGGGCGTGCTGGTCGAGTGCTCGTGGTGCACGTCGCCGTACGTCGCAGCGATCATCGTCGGCTGGGCCTGGGCGACGGACCTGCACTGGTCGTGGTGGTTCGTGAACTCGATCGCCGCACTGTCGTGGCTGGCCGGATTCATGAATGCCCGCGACATCCCGCCTGACCAGCGCGAGTGATCGTCGCCCTCTGGGCGCTCGCTCTGCTGTTCTTCGTGGTGTTCGTGTGGGCGGTGTGGCGCTCGCACAGGTGACGAGGTCTACGCTCGTGCGCCAATGGCACGGGTGCGTCAACCTGCCCCGACTCCGCCGACCGGGTTCATCGCCTCCGCCGTGCGTCTTCCGACGGCGAGTCGCAACGTCGCCGGGCGCAGCGAGGGATGGCAGAGCCAGGCGTGGCAGTTCTGGGAGACGGTGGGTGAGCTGCGCGCCGTGAGCGTGTGGATCGGCAACGTCCTGTCCCGAGCGCGGCTCATCGCGGGCAAGCGTGAGGGCCGGATGATCGTCCCGATGACCGACGCCACCCATCCCGCCACCGAGGCGATGGAGGCTCTCTATGGCGGACCGCAGGGCCAGGAGGAGATGCTGCGTCAGTACGGCATCCACGACACCGTCGCCGGAGAGCTCTACATCGTCAACACGGCCTCCGATGACCGCTGGTACTCGCTGGCCGCTGGCAAGGTCACGCAACTCCCCGGCGGCAAGCTCCAGGCCGACTTCGGCACCGAGGGTGGCGCGAAGCCGCTGAAGCCCGCCGACTTGGTGATCCGCCAGTGGACGCCGCACCCGCGAGACCCGTCCCGCGCCGACAGTCCGGTGCGCTCTAACCTCACCACGCTGGCTCAGATCACCGGCTACGACCAGCACATCTCGGCGCAGATCCGCTCACGCCTGGCGGGCGCCGGGATCCTGTTCCTGTCCAACGAGGTGTCGTTCCCGGTGCCGGAAGGCGTCGACCCCGGTGCGTCGCAGGCGCAGATCTTCATGGCCCTGCTGGGCGAAGCGATGATGACGCCGATCCAGGACCCCAGCGATCCCAGCGCGCTGGTGCCGATCGTGGCGATGGTGCCGACCGAGAGCCTGGGCAAGAACGAGCACCTGAAGTTCTGGACCGACCTCGACAACGCGGTGGTCGAGATGCGCGACGCCGGGATCAAGCGCCTGGCGCTCGGCATGGACGTGCCGCCCGAGGTGCTCCTGGGCGTGGCCGACGCCAACCACTGGAACGCCTGGCTGTCCGAGGAGAGCGCGGTCAAGGCGCACCTGGAGCCGCGCCTCGGCAACTTCGCCTGGGGCCTGTCGAACCAGTACCTCCGCCCGGCGATCAAGGGCCGCATCCCGGCCAGCGAGAGCCTGGAGGACTACTACGTCCTGGCCGACACGTCGTCGATCCGTCTGCGCCCGAACCGGTCGTCGGAAGCCATCGAGCTCTACAACCTCGGTGAGTTGTCCGGCGAGGCGCTGCGGCGTGAGACCGGCTTCCAGCCCGAAGACAGCCCCGACAGCACCGAGTTCGAGCGTTGGCTGCTGAAGCGGGTGTCGACCGGCGCCGTCAGCCCCGAGCAGACCGCCGCCGCGCTGAAGCTCCTCGGCATCGACCTCGGTCCGATCAACGTCAGCACCGGGCAGCAGCAGCCCGACCACACCCGCCTGGACACGAAGCCCGCGCTGGAGCAGCGCAACGTGCCCGACATCGCTGAGTCGCAGGAACGAGCGATGAGCCAGGACGGTCTGGCGGCAGCCTGCGACGTGTTGGTCTTCCGAGCGCTGGAGCGGGCAGGGAACCGCCTCCGCAACGGTCATCCGCGCACCGACACCTCGATGATGGCGGCGGTCGACGTCTACCGGACGCTGGGTGGCGAGGCCGACAACCTGCTCGCCGGGGCGTGGGACTGTGCCGCCGAGGTGCTCGGGCCGTACACCGCGGACACGCTGGGCGTGACCGACACCCTCGACTTCTACGTGCGCGGCCTGCTCAGCTCGCACCGCCCGCACAGCTCTGTCGTGCTCAGTGCGCTCCTGGCCTCGCGGCCGACTGCGCTGGCGGTGACGTGACATGGCGAGCATCACTGAGCTCACAGCGCTGATCGACGACGAGATCACCGCCGCGCTGGCGGAGCCGGATCACTCGATCCGCATGACCATGCTGCGCGACGCCGGGGCTCGGGCCTTCGCCCGTGCGTACGAGGACCTCAATGGTGACCCCGAGGGCTACGAGCAGGCGCGCTCCGAATTCGTGAACACACTGACCAGCGCGGCGGGGATGACCTTCCCGGACGGCACGGAAGCGCAGAACACACGCGTCACGCACGTCTTCGCCACCGCCGCGGCCAACGGAGCCATCGTGGCGGCAGCGTCGCCGGGCACCGAGTTCGAGTGGATCACCAAGCTCGACGACGACGTGCGCGAGACGCACCGTCCGCTGCATGGCGAGGTGCGGGCTGCGGGGACGCCGTTCCTCGTCGCCGGAGTGCCGCTGCTCTACCCCGGCCAGCCGGTCGGTCCGCCCGAGGTCTGGATCAACTGTCGCTGCGTGCTGTCGGCGAGCGCGTCGATTACGTCGGGAGGCGACATGGGCGACCACAACCACTCCTGGACACCAGGCGATCACTCGCACTCGTTCACCGAGCGGATCGCGGCACACTCGCATGGGTTTGCGCCGAGCCACGTCCACAGCGTCACGCTCGCCGCGTGCGCTTGCGGATGCGGTGGCGTCGAGGGCTCGTGCGAGGAGCCCGATGATCTGGAGGCGGCGGTCAGCAACGAGCCGTGGTCGAACTGGAGCGCCGCTGACTACAACGTCCAGCAGTGGCACCGCGCCTGCCTCATCCATCTGCACTCGGGGCCGCCGACGTCCAAGAGCGAGTGCAAGCTCCCAGTGCGGACGCCGACCGGCGCGTTGAACAGAAACGGCGTCCACGCGGCCGCTGCTGCGCTTGCCGGAGCGCGCGGCGGCGTCGATGCTCCCTCCGAGGACAAGGCCAAGGCGAGGCGCGCCCTCCTGGCCCTGTACCGACGCATCGGTGACGATCCGCCCGACAGCCTGCGCGCTGATGGGTCGGAAGCTGCCGAGCTCACGGCGTGGGCTCCGTCGACCTCCCCGCCCGGCACCCACGACGCGCCAGGATGGGTCACCAACCCGCGCGAGACGCAGCGTCTGCGGACCTACTGGACCAAGGGCGCGGGGGCGGCGAAGATCCGCTGGGGAACACCCAACGACCTCACCCGCTGCCATCAGCACCTCCAGAAGTTCGTGGGACCGTTCGCCTGGGCGACGTGCCAGAACATGCACAAGGAGGCGCTCGGCTTCTGGAACCCCGAGAGCAACCCCGGTCACCGCAGCCGCCGTGCCGATGGTGACCTCATCGACGACGAGACATTCGACATGGTCACCGCGGCCTTCATCGCTGCGGCCGAACTGGAGGACCCGATGGAGACGATGATGCTGGCACCGCCTGCCGAGTGGTTCGCCAACCCCGGCTTCGATGCCCCCACCCCGCTGACGATCACCAGCGACGGTCGCGTGCTCGGGCACCTGGCTTCCTGGGACACCTGCCACGTCGGCATCACCGGCGACTGCGTGAAGCCGCCACGCTCGAATACGAACTACGCCCACTTCCGCACGGGCGAGGTCGAGACGCGCGAGGGGACGCTGGTCGCCGTGGGGCAGATCACGATGGACACCGGGCACGCCGGAGCCGAGGAGGGTCCGCAGGCCGCGGTCAGCCACTACGACAACACCGGGACCGGCGTCGCTGACGTGTCGGCGGGCGAGGACGACCACGGCATCTGGGTCGCTGGCGCCATGCGTCCGGGCGTGTCCGAGCAGCAGATGTACGTGCTGAAGGCGACCGGCGCCCTGTCCGGAGACTGGCGCCGCATCGGCGGGAACCTGGAGCTGGTGGCGGCGCTCGCCGTCAATGTGCCGGGCTTCCCGATCCCGCGTGTCGAGCTGGCGGCGTCGGTGGGGCGCACGATCTCCCTCACCGCCGCCGCGGTCGTCACCATCGACCCGAACGCCCTCGACGCCGACCGCGTCGCCGTCGCGGTCCTGGCGGCGATGGATCAGCGTAAGGCCGACGAGGCTCGCCGCCAGCGCGCCGCGCTGCTGACCACCGAGATCACCGAGCTGCGGGTGAGTGCGCTCGTGGCCGCAGTGGAAGGCTGAGAGCCATGAGCGATCCCGAGCCGCTGGCGGCCGACCCGCCCGCCAAGACCAACATCACCGACACGCCCGGCGACGGCACGACGATCACCACGCTCGTCAGCACGCACGACCGCGGCTCACTGGAGTGGAACGAGCGCCGCGGCGACGGCGATCCGTTCGGTCCAGAAGGTCCGCCGGTCGTCGTCGTACCGGCGACCGGCGCCACCGCAGGGACGCCCGGTACGTGGACGCCATCGGGCTCCACCCCGCCCGCCACTCCCGCGGCAACCGCGGTCACCGCATCGCCCGCCACTGCGTGGACCACCGGTCAGTACGTCCAGACGGGCCTCGCCGGAGCGCCAGGTCACACCTACTGGGACGGCGACTCCTGGAACGTCGGAGCTGCGCCCTGATGGGCTGTGGATGCGGGAAGAAGCGCAAGTACCTCGTCACCACGAAGGCCGGTGAGCAGTCGACCGTCGACACGCTCTCGGCCGCGATGACGATCATCCGCCGGGAGGGCGGGAACTACCAGCCGATCAAGGTCTGATCGCTGGCGGTACATCACAGCGGGTGTAGGGTCACGCCCCAAGACGACCGAGGGACCCCGTTGGAGCGAAGCTCCGGGGAACCGCCGAGCCGCATAGCGGCTCAGGCGTGGTTGGCGAACGATCTCAACGACCCATCCCTCTCGACCTGCGGAGGCTGTGATGTACGAGCTGCCCGAGGACCTCACCGCACTGTCGGCCGAGGAACTGCAAGCGCTGATCGACGGGGGCCTCGATGCACTCCGCGCGCTGAACGTCACGGCCGAGTCCTCGGAGGAGGACATCGCTGAGGGCGAGCGGATCGTTGGCCTCCTGAAGAACGTCCAGAAGCAGATGCCGAAGACGGTGGCTGTCCAGGAGAAGCGTCGTGAGCGCGCCACTGCTCTCCAGCAGGCGATCGTCGACTCCACGCCTGAGGAGCCAGAGACGCCCGAGGAGCCCGATGCTCCCGAGACCCCGGAGACGCCGGAGCCCGCCGAGGCCGTCGTCACGCCAGACGAGGTGATCACGCCTGAGCTGGTCACCGCGGCTGGCTCACCGGCACGACGCGCCGCGGCCAACGCGGCGCCGGTCACCGTCCCGGCCCGCACGACCGAGGCCGTCAGCCTCATCGCCGCGGCTGACGTGCCCGGCTTCTCCACCGGCGCCCCGCTCGATGGGCTCGGCGCTGTCGTTGCGGCACTCCTCAACCGTGCTCGCGGACTGCCGACGACCCGCATCGGTGGCGCCGATGGCGTGCGCATGAACTACGGCGCCGCGATCATCCGCAAGAACGGCTACGGCGACCTCAGCCAGGCAGTCGAGCACGACGACCAGGCGATGATCTGGCGAGCGGGCGACGAGCGCCGCCTCCCCGGCAACAGCCTCATCGCCGCGGGAGGTTGGTGCGCTCCGTCCGAGACGCTCTACGACCTCTGTCAGTTCGAGACGGTCGACGGCATCCTCAGCATCCCCGAGACGCAGATCACCCGTGGTGGCATCCGCTGGACGCAGGGTCCGGACTTCAGCGACATCTACGAGGCGTGCGGCTTCTTCCTCACCGAGGCCGAGGCGATCGCCGGGACGGCGCAGAAGGACTGCTGCATGGTCGAGTGCCCGCCGTTCGACGAGATCCGTCTCGACGCCATCGGCCTGTGCGTGAAGACCCCGCTGCTGACGAACGCCGCCTACCCCGAGCTGGTCCGCCGGTTCATGGAGGGCTCGCTGGTCGCCCACCAGCACAAGGTCAACAAGTACATCATCGACAACATCGCCGCCGCGGCTGGCACGCCGTCCGTCCTCCAGGACAACGGCTCGCTGGAGCAGACGCTGGGCCAGGTCGAGATGCTCGCCCTCGGGATGCGCTACCGCTACCGCATGAGCCAGACGCAGTCGATCGAGATCGTCGCCCCGTTCTGGCTGCGGACGCTGCTCCGCATGGACATCGCCCGCAAGTCGGCGGTCAACCCGACCGAGGTGTCGGACGAGCGGATCAACGCCTGGTTCGCCTCGCGCAACATCAGCGTCCAGTGGGTCTACGACTTCCAGGACCTCCAGTTCCCGGCGCCGCCCGCTCCCGCATGCATCCCGACCGTCCCGGCCACCGTGACGATCCTGATGTACCCGGCCGGGACCTGGATCAAGGGCTCCCTCGATGTCATCAACATCGACGCCGTCTACGACTCCACGGGCCTGTCGCAGAACGTGTTCACCGCCCTGTTCATGGAGGAGGGCATCCTCGCTGTCCAGCGGTGCACCCACACCTGCGCCTACACGATCCCGACCTGCGTCACCGGCCGTACGGGCGCTCAGGATCTCACCGAGTGCTACCTGTTCGGGGTCGACGCGACGCCGTGATCTGAGGGCAGTAAGGACGAGCGGAAGGAGGTGAGTCGATGGCCGAAATGATCGCAGGAGCACGGTGGTTCCTGGACGTCCCAGCGCCGCCTGTCCTCGGTGGCGGTGTTCTCTCGGTGGCTCGCGTCATCGACAATCCTCCGACGCACGCCCTGATGGGCTCCGAGTACACCACCGACGCCTGTGCCACCGCGCAGGAGTGGCTCGAAGACTGGTGCGACATGACACCGGCTACCCAGAAGGTGTTCGACACCGGCTGGGAGATCGTGCAGGGTGACCCGTTCGTCGTCTACACGGGCCTGTCGTGCATGTTGAGCACGCTCGACGATGCCAGGGGCCGTGTCTTGGATCGCTTCGCCTACGCCGAGGGGCGTTCGGTGGACAAGAACATCGCCGCCTGGCTCAGCGCCCACGCCGAGGTCGACTTGGGCGGGCCGTTCCAGATCAACGAGGCCATCGGGATCGCCGAGGCGTACGCGGCCACGATCTACGGCGGCGTGCCGACGCTCCTCATCCCTCGTCAGTTCGTGGCCTGCGCGTGCGGGTACGGCATCCGCTCGAACCTCGACGGGTCGCTCTCGACGTGCCAGGGCGCGCAGGTCGCCAACATCACGGCACCGATCACCCTCCCGGTCGCGCCCGACGCCACCGGGACGATGTTCGTGACCGGCCAGATCACGCTGCTGCGAGGCGACCTCGGCTCGTACTCGACGCCACAGCAGGTCCTCGACGACGGGGACTTCGAGCCGCCGCGTGCGCTGGCCGAGCGCATCTACGTCCCACTCATCGAATGCCTGACCGCCAAGGTCCAGGTGACGTGCTCATGAACCAGAGGAGCTAGCGATGGCGAATCCCAAGTCCTTCCCCCTGGTGCGTGGCCGGGTCATGCGCGTGACCAAGGTCGACGGCTGCTGCGCCCCGGTCTACGGCCCGGACAACCAGGTCGTCACCGAGGGCTTCGTCAGCGTCGCCCTGACGGCGAACGTCAACGAGCCCGAAGAGATCAGCGTCGTCAACGCCGCGGGCAAGACCTGCGTGCGTGACCCAGGGTGTCCCGAGTTCCAGGGCTACAGCGCCGAGATCACGTTCTGCGAGGTGTCGCCGTGCCTGTTCTCGCTCGTCACCGGCCAGCCCAGCGTCACCGACTCGGAGGGCGAGATCATCGGGTTCCGCATGAACACCGGGATCTCGACCTGTGACTCGGGCTTCGCGCTGGAAGTGTGGATGGGCGTCCCCGGCGTGGCTTGCTCGGGTGATGCAGGGGCGTTCGGCTACCTGCTCCTGCCCTGCCTCCAGGGCGGCGTGGTCGGCGACTTCACGATCGAGAACGCGGCGGTCACGTTCACGGTGACCGGTGCGGCCACCAAGGACGGGAACGGCTGGGGCGTCGGTCCGTACGACGTCGTCGAGGCTGCGGGAGGCGGTGCCGCTGGCCCGCTCCCCGATCCGCTCGATCCGGACGACCACCTCTACGTCATCTTCACGACCGTCGCTCCGCCCGACGAGACGGACGGCTGCGTGGAGCTCACGCAGGGCGGCACGACCCCGGCCACCGGAGCCACGGCAGGCATCCCAGGCACCTGGACGCCGAGCGGATCAGCGCCTCCGGCCAATGCCGCCGCAGCCACGTCGGCAGGCGTCACTGCCTCACCCGCCACGCTGTGGACGGTGGGTCAGTACGTCCAGGGCTCGACCGCCGGAACGGGCGGCGAGATGTACTGGGACGGCACTGCCTGGACCGCGGGAAAAGCCCCGGCCTGATCGTCGTTCCGACGGTCACGAACGGCCCTTGGTGTCAGACCTTCGGGCAGCCGATCGTCGACCTGGAGATCGTCGGGACAGGCTTCAACCCCACCACCAAGGTCTGCATCGCCACGGCTCAGACTGCGACCGAGTGGACCCTGGCCGAGTTCGGCCAGACCACCTACGTCGACCCCGAGCACGTGCGGCTCAGCGCGTCGCCGAGCGACCCGAACTACCCGGCGGCACCGCCTGGGTCGGGCGCGATCATGACGCTGCTCGTCAACAACGGGCCGATGACCTTCAATCCGCAGGAGCCGCCGCTGTACGTCGCGGCGCAGTCCTTGACGCTGGTGGTCGAGCCGTCGTTCACGGCCATCACCACCCCGGCTGGGGGCACGATGGCGTGGGCCGACAACGGCACCGTGCAGTGGAGTGGCGCGGATCTGTTCAGCTTCGGGCGTCTCACGGTCATCTGGCCCGACGATTCCGAGCACGTCGTGGCGAACCCGAACCAGCCGTCCGGCGACGGCGCGACGCTGACGTTCACCTCGATCCAGACCTTCAAGCCGCCCGCGCCGGGCGTGGTTCGCTTCCGGTTCGAGAACCAGGCGAACAACTGCTTCGCCGAGGCCGTCAGCGTCCCCTCGCTCACGCTGACCTGACTGAGGAGGGCCGATGAGCAGTCCTGGCCGCTACGACCTCCACCTCTACCGCGGTGACACGCGGGCGTGGCGCTTCCGGCTGTGGCAGGACGCCGCCCAGTCTGTGCCCTTCGACCTCACCGGCATCGACGTCGCCGCGCAGATTCGCGGTGGCAACTGCAACGTCACGCCGATCAACCTGCTGCTCGTGGTCACGCTGCCCAACATCATCGACGCCGTGCTGTCGGCCGCCGACGCCGAGCGAGCGCCCGCCAACGGCCGCTGGGACCTGCAACTCACGAATCCGACCGACGTCCCACCGCGCGTCCGCACCGTGCTCGCCGGGCGCGTTCTCACCACCGATGACGTCACCGACGTCACGGGCGTGGTCGCGCTGGTGACGGCATGAGCATCGACGACGTCATCGACGTCACCATCGAAGACCCGCTCGACGACATCACCGTCATCGACATCGGTGACCTGTCATCGGGCGCACCGGGTCCGCAGGGACCACCAGGGCCGACTGGTCCGAGCGGCGCGGCGGGCGCCACCGGACCGACCGGCGCACAAGGTCCGGCAGGTGCTGACGGTTCCCCTGGCCCGCAGGGCATCGCTGGCCCGACCGGACCAAGCGGTCCCGCAGGCGCCACCGGTCCCGCCGGGCCGACTGGCGCCGCGGGCTCGGGCGTCACGATCGCGGGCACCGACACCTGGACGGCCATCAGCGCGCTGCCGTCACCAGCGGTTGGTGAGATGTGGATCGCCTCGGCCGACGACCCATCCGGTCCTGGTGGAGTCGAGGCTGGCGACGGGCTGGTGTGGGACGGCTCGCAGTGGACCAACGTCGGCCCGATCCGTGGCGAGCCGGGGCCAACCGGTCCGCAGGGTGCGACCGGCCCACAGGGAATCCAGGGCCTCCAGGGCGTCGCAGGCTCGGCTGGCGCCACCGGAGCGCAGGGCATCCAGGGCGTCACGGGACCAACGGGGCCGACCGGGACCAACGGCACGGACGGAGCGCCCGGAACGCCCGGAGCGAGTGGCGCGACGGGACCCACCGGCCCACCGGGCGACCCCGGCGCGACGGGAGCTACGGGACCTACCGGCCCGGCATCGACCGTCGCCGGACCGACCGGCCCCACTGGAGCTACCGGCCCGACCGGAGCGACCGGCGCGCCCTCGACGGTGGCTGGTCCGACCGGTGCCGATGGTCCGCAGGGCATCCAGGGGATCCAGGGCATCCCCGGCCCTACCGGGGCGACCGGCGCGGCCTCGATCGTTCCAGGTCCAACAGGCGCGACCGGGCCGACCGGGGCAACCGGCGCACCCGGAGCCGATGGCGCGCCGGGAACCGCAGGAGCAGCCGGGCCAGCAGGACCGACCGGTCCGACTGGCGCAACTGGCGCGACCGGGACAGCTTCAATCGTCCCCGGTCCTACCGGCGCGACAGGACCAACCGGCGCGACCGGACCAACCGGCGCGGCCTCGACTGTCGCTGGGCCGACCGGCCCTACAGGACCCACTGGCGCCGCCTCGATCGTCCCTGGCCCCACCGGACCGACCGGAGCCACCGGACCAACCGGAGCCAACGGCACCGGCCTCGTCGACGGCGACAAGGGCGACATCGTCGTGTCGGGCTCGGGCGCGACGTGGATGTTCGACAGCGCGGTGGTCACCGCCTTCGCCCGCACGCTGCTCGACGACGCCAACCAAGCCGCGATGCAGACCACGCTCGGCCTTGTCCCAGGCACCAACGTGCAAGCGTTCCACGCCGACCTCAACGACCTCGTGACCCGATGGACCCCGGCCAGTGCCGCCGGACCGGCTGCCCTCAACTTCGCCGAGGACACCGACAACGGGACCAACATCGTCACCCTGTCGGCACCAGTGGCGGTCGGCAGCGACGTGTTCGCCGTACTCCCGGCGGCCGGTGGCACGTTGGCGACGCTGGCCGGGGCCGAGACGCTGACCAACAAGACGCTGACCGATCCGAAGATCACGATCGCGATCAACGCCCAGACCGCCGCCTACACCCTCGTGCTGACCGACGCCTCCAAGCTCGTCACCCTCACGAACGCACTGGCGCTCACGCTGTCGGTGCCGACTGACGCCAGCGTGGCGTTCCCGATTGGCACGACGATCGACCTCGCCCAGATGGGCGCCGGGAAGGTCACCGTCGCTGCGGTCACGCCGGGTACGACGACGGTTAACGGCACGCCGTCGCTCGGCTTCCGGGCTCAGTACAGCGCGGCCACCCTCATCAAGATCGCCGCCAACAACTGGCTCTTGGTGGGCGACCTGGCATGAGGTCGGGCGTCGGCATCTTCGCGTCGGCGCACGTCGTGCCGGGCGGCAGCACCGTCTACACCGACGACTTCAACCGGGCCAACGGAGCGCTCGCGGCGCCGTGGGTCACGCCCGAGGGCAACCACTCGATCGTCTCCAACGCCGTCGCGGTCGGCGCATCGAGCCCGAACATCTCGTACTACACCGGCACGTTCGCCAACGACCAGTGGGTCGAGGCCGACATCGCCGGGCTGGTCTCCGGCCTCACGACGATCTCGGTGTGCGTCCGCTACAGCGGCGGCAACCTCTACTACCTGTGGGTCGACGGCTCGTTCCACACGCAGATCTTCAAGCGCGTCGGCGGCACGTACACGCAGGTCGGGTCGACGGGTGCGCTCAGTGCGCAGAACGCCAAGGTGGCGCTCGGAGTGCAGGGCACCACCCTGCGGACCTTCGTGAACGGCGTCGTCGACGTCACCGCCACTGACTCGGCGCTGGCCAGCGGGTCGCCGGGCATCATCAGCGCCAACGGAGCAGGAGCCACCCTCGACAACTGGCGCGGTGGCAGTGGGGTGTATCCGGGTCCCGTCGTCTTCGCCGACAACTTCAACCGAGCTGACACCACGCAGTCCGGTGGCGGCGTCGGCGGTGTCGGGCTCGGCGCGAACTGGACCGCCGCCTCGTGGGCGATCCAGTCCAACAAGGCGGCGAAGGTCGGCGGCAGCGGCGACTACGCGGTGGCCCACTTCGACACCGGCTCCGACGACAACTGGTCCGAAGCCGACACGGTCATCGGCAACAGCGTCTACGCGGTCATGAATGCCCGGCGTCCGAGCGCCACCGACGACTCGGTCAACGCCACCGGGTACCTCGGCTTCATCCAGCCCGACGGCTCCGCGACCTCGCTCGGCAAGTCGATCAACGGGGCCTATCAGGACATCGGCTCGTGGGGTCCCGGCCCGGCCGGGTTCGTGCAGGGCGTCAGCGTCCACAAGCTGCGGCTCGAAGTGCAGGGCACGACGATCCGCCTGTACGTGGACAACATCCTGAAGGTCACCGCCACCGACTCGTCGATCGTCTCCGGTCACTTCTGCGGCTTCAACGCGAACGTCGTGAGCTTCGACAACTTCCGCTGTGGCGCTCTGCCGTGGACGCCCTGAAAGGATGTGAGTCATGAGCGACCCCGGTCCCACTCCGGCGGCTCCGTGCATCCCCTGGGAGCTGGACGCCACCTGCTGCTCCTGCGGCGACGAGTGGGAGAACTACGAGGACGGCGTCAAGGAACGCGCCTCTGCGCTCGCCTGGTCGACGCTGCGTGCGCTGACCGGCGGCCAGGTCGGCAACTGCCCGGTGCTCATGCGTCCGTGTCTCGGCCCGCCGTGCTCGGTGTGCAACCCCGATGGCGTCTGGATGCGTCCGTTCATCCGCGACGGCAACTGGTTCAACGCGGTCTGCGGCATCGACCCATGCTCGTGCGAACGGCTGTGCGAGATCGTCACCCCCGGTCCGATCGCCGAGGTGCTCTCCGTGGTGCTCGACGGCGAGGACATCCCGCTGGACAATTTCAGGGTCGACAACGGGAACCACCTGGTCAGGCAAGACGGCGAGTGCTGGCCGAGCTGCCAGAACATGAACCTCCCGCTTGGCGAGCCGGGCACCCTCGGCATCACCTACGTCCCGGGCATCAAGCCCGACGCGGCCGGTCTGTGGGCGGCGGGGACGCTGGCGTGCGAGTACGCCAAGGCGTGCAACGGGAGCAAGGGGTGCAGACTGCCCTCGGCAGTCACGTCCATCTCACGCCAGGGCGTCAGCTTCAACCTGTCGTCGACGATGTTCCCCGATGGCATGACCGGGATCCGCGAGGTCGACGCCTACCTCACGGCGCTCAACCCGGCTGGACTGCGGGTGCCGCCGATGGTGTGGAGCCCGGACCTCCAAGCGACGCGCCACCGCTACACGACGTGGGTCGGCACGTGACGATCATCGAGCCCATCGCTCCGCCCGCCATCGCCGTCGCGCTGCTGGATCTGACCGAGTGCGTCTGCACTGAGCTCGCCACGACGGGAGGAGGTCCGATGTGCTGGTGCGGCTTGTACCCCGGCCTCACGGTGTCGTGGGACTACTGCGGCGAGTGTGACGGCGACAAGTGCGGGATGGCCTACGTCCGCCTGGCCGGAGTCACGCCCTACGATCTGTTCCCGTTCCCGGTGGTGGACGACCGCTGCGTCAAGCCGCTGGCGTGGGCGATCGAGGTCGGCGCGCTGCGCTGCTTCCCCACGCCCGGTGACGGCAGCCTGGTCGACCCGAACACGATGGCCGAGGTGGCGATGGTCCAGGCGCTCGACGCGCAGGCTGTGTGGCGAGCGCTGAAGTGCTGCGGCATCGACCTGGCCGTCGAGGCATGGCGCCCGCTCGGTCCGCTCGGTGGCTGCGTCGGCGGCGCCTGGACTGCGTTCGCGGCGATCGACTGATGGCCTCGGGCGTCAAGGTCACGGTCACCGACCGGGCGATCATCTCAGCGCTCAACACGCCGGGGGGCGACGTCTACCGCTGGCGCGACGAGGTGGGTCGCGAGGTCAAGGCCATCGCGGAGGAGATCGCACCGATCAACAACCCGATGAACGCCGAGCACCGCGGCGGTGAGGTCGGCACGTACCAGGCGTCGTTTGGCTTCGACCGCCGGGGCAGCTCGGGCCACCACGTCGTCGCTCGCGTCACCAACAGCTCCGATCACGCCGACATCGTCGAGTTCGGGCGCAGCTCCAGCAGCCAGATGCAGATCTTCTCGTGGACGGAGTTCGGCGGAGCGATCGTGCGCGTCGGCGGGCCGGGCAGCATCTCCAAGTTCCTGGAGGGCGCACGGACGGTCCAACGCCGCCAGGCACTGGAGGCATTCGCCAGCCACCTGCCGGAGAAGATCGGCAAGTCGACCCAAGCCAGGGAGGGCTACCACGTCCTCTCGCGGGCCCTCGTCGGTGCGATGGGAGCCCAGGGGATCTCAGCACGCGTTGACGCCTGACGTAACGTGCCACGCCATGAGGCAGTTCGGTACAGCGGCTCGGCGTGGTGTTGCGGCGGTCAACAACCCCGTCGACATCACCTTCCAGTGGGAGAAGTCTGAGAACGACTGGGTCGACATGGTCGCCCACCCCCCGACCACCGGGCAGATCGCCCTCTTCCTCAGTCACCAGGGCACCGGAGCAGCGGGCGTGCGAGCCATGTTCGAGCTGTTGCAGGCGGTGATGGAGAGGTCGGACTACGACGTCATCGAAGACCAGCTCCGCGTCGGACTCGACGTGGCCGTGATCGTGGAGCTGGTGCAGTTCCTGACGGAGGAGTGGTCCGCCCGCCCTACATCACCTGCCTCCGTCTCATCGCCATCGCCGATGAGCACTGGGTCGCCATCGACGGTGACGCAGCTACCAGTGGAGGCACGGACCTCATTCGGCTAGAGCCAGACCGCTTCTTCAACGCCGTCCAGTGGTGGGCGATGCAGCGCGTGAAGGACGTGGACAA